TCTTAATCACGGTATCGCCGAAAAACGCCTCGATCTGACTATAATACTGTTTCTTACTGTTGTACAAATCCGCACTGTCCAATTGACTGAGACCCCAGTAAGTGTGTATCCGGCCATAGTTTGTACACTCATTCAAAATCATGCTCGGAAAAACTTTCGTGAATTCGTAGATCGTGTTGCAGAAATAATTTGTAATGTCATACATGGATGATTCGCCGGTAATGTCCCACAGCTGAATCGACGACAAAAATCGTTCGATCGACGTGTAAACGGTCTTTTTCAGGTTGGGCGACAAGAAATCCAGCACCTGTTTGTACATATTGGTGTTGACTTGATAGAGCAGGTTCTTCAGCCGGTTGTTCGCCTTTGCCATGTCGCCTTCGGCTTCGGCCGTTTTCGCGTGCATTTTCTTCGGGTCATACAGATCAATAATCGAGCGCAAGCGCTCGATGAAATTGCCCGGAGCGAATGCCGCCGACTGATTCTCTAGCGCGGCAATCACGTCTTGTAGCACGTGGATGGGCTGATAGGGCACGCTCGCATATTGCCGGACCTGATTCTTCGGCCGCTGTTGCACGATTCGCATGAGCCGGCCGAAATCGTCGATGGTGAACCGTTTGTTGGCCTCGCGTTTGAGGAAATCGACTTTTTCCACGATGGTGGCCCGCGGATCGTATTTCGCCGGTGCCTCGGTGAAGAATTCGTGTAAATCGAGGGGAACGGGCAGGCCGCGGTCCAAGTCGCAATAATGGATGAACGCCGAGTAAATCGTCTCTTCCGTCGGATCTTTCGGCAGTGGCGCATATTCCAGATTCGTGTTTTGGTTGTGGAACAGGGTCGATGCCCGCGAATAGTCGACGTAATTGGCGGCCCACTTGGCCATCGTCGTCACCGTCTTCAGATCGCGCCGGATCGATTCGTCCTCCTGAATGAAATAGCTCATCGGATGGAAAGTCCCGTCATTGCAACACGCGTTCTGTAAGAAGGGCTCGTTTCCGGCCGTTTTCATGAGGAGTTTCTTCTGTCCGACAATCTTCTGGATGGATTCGATGATCGAACACGAGAATTCCGCGATCTTGTGTTTGGTGACCAAGAATTTCATCCACTGATCCGCCGATTTGCCTTCGCGCATCGCTCTCGCGAAATCGTCGGCGAAATCCGCCGATACCGATTTCACCGATTTCATGTCGAGATCCATGAGCGGCGGTAAAAACGACGCCCAGCGGACGGCGGGGGCGCCATCGGTCGGCACGTCCTCCGGATGCAGCGCCATGTATTCGCGCTTCGTCTGGTATTTCGCCTCGATCTCGGCATTCTGCAAAAAACACGATTCCATCACATTACGAATCTGTTCGGCGAGGACGATGGCGCCCACTTTGTAGATCGAATCCCATGGCGCGGATTTCGTCTGCATGCCGTTCAACACACAGCTCAGATACTGGATCGCGTCCATGTTCTCCACACCAGTGAGAGGATATCCCTCGAACGAATAGACGCATCCAGGGAATACTTTGTGCGTGCGGAAATGCGGGATCGACGTCTGGATCGCCACGAGAATCGAACACGTAATAATCTGTATGATCATCTTGTTACGCTTCTTGTCGTAGCTAATCAGCTTTTTCCCCGATTTCTGCACGAATTCTTCGTAGGCTTCACGCGATTCGATGTGTTTGTCACACATCTGATTCGACAGGCGGAGGACGAAATCCATGAACTGGTCCGCTACTACGCCGATGTTCGCGCAGATCGCGCGATAGATGCGCAGGATGGTGCGCGACTGTTCGGTTTCCATCACGCGTTCTACGCGCAGATTCCGCATGACTTTGTCGACCATGTCTTCTTTCATCACGTCGGCGTGTTTGATGAGAAATCCCTCGCTCGTATATCCGGCCTCGTCCACGTAATCAATCTTACAGATCGCGTCTCCGCTATAGCGGTCGACGATGGCATCGCCGTCCTCGCTCAAAATGCCGTTTGTCGCACAGACTTCGGCCAATTTGGCCGAATACGCGTATTGGCCGTGAAAGACGAATGCCTCGGCGAGCGTGATGTAAAATGCGGGCAATAATTTCGTGTCGGTCTCGCGGCAGTATTTCCAGTGCAGATCCTCTTTGAAATCGTCTGTTGGACGGGGCTCGCGGCAATAGAGGTCGTTGAATTGCAGAATGTCGGACTGTTTTTTCGCGAAATCCGGATTGCTCAGGATGGTTCCGCGCAGACTCGTATACGGCGAACGCACGACGTCAGCGTGTTTCGTCGTCAGTCCCATATTGTATGCGGCGTTGTTGTATCGGTATTGCTCCGATTGCCGCCATTTTCTCAAGTAAATCAGGTGTTTGAGTTGTTTGACGACGCGTTCTTCGATCGACTTCTTCATCTGTCCGACAGATAGATCGTATCGGCGATCGAATTCTTTCGTCAGTTTCTTGTAATTGTCGCGTTTCATTCGCGCTTCCGCCGAATCGGTGGATTCGCAGACGGTTTCGAAGGACGACGAAATCCGGCCATAGCATTCTTTCGACAGATTGCAGAACAGGGCGTTCGAATCCATGAACGATTCCTGTGTGATTTCCGAGTCGTGGACCCAGATGCCGTTCTTTCTGCGGTAGAATTGGTATTTTGTACGGACGTCGCGTTCAACAGCGTCTCTCGCCACAACAGCATCTCGTGCCACATCTGCACCAGGCGCTTTCGGAACGAGCTTCAACAGCGCATACTCATCGTCTTCGACCGCGCGTTTTTTCGCCACGATCGTCTTCGACATCTTTTCGGCCAGTTCTTTCGGACAACTGTGTTTTTGTACAAGTGTTTCGGCGAACCATTTCACAAACTCTTCCGGCGATTTCTCTTTCTGTTTGTCCTTGTATTTCTCCAGAATATAATACGGAGTATTGTCGAAATCTTCGTCGAAATAGACTTCGTCCGAATGATTGTCTTTCTGTAATGCCGCCACCGTATCATACTGTTTGGCCAACGTCCGTTTGTTGCAATCCTCGAATGCCTCACCTTCTCTCCCTTCGCCCTGTTGTTCGCCCTGCTTTTCCAGGGCAGCCATGATATCATCGGGCAACATCAGCGAAATCATCGTGTTGGACATCATATTGACGAAGAGCGTGCCCTGATCGAGCTCGACGAATCGCGCCAAGATTTCCGACGACGACAGCCCCTCCATATCGGCCAGCTTATACGCCGTCATGCATTGGTCCAACACCTCCTTCTTATCCATCAGAATACGCAGCATTTTCGCCGGGTCGCGTTTTACGTCATACACCTTATCCAAATAGGCACGGTATTGTTCGCGCCGCTTCACATACGACTTTTTCCAGTCGACGATCTTGTCACGAATCCATTTCCGGATTTTGAGAGATTGACTGTATGACACGTCCTTGCTGTATACGTAGAAGGGCTCGAGCTCGTCGATGAACGTTTGCACCGTATATTTGTCGAGAGAAAGGCGTTTGCCTAAGACGTCGATCAAATTCGCCGTGGTCGGTAAAAACGCCGCGAAGAATTTGGCCGTGTTCCGGTCCGCTACGCTGGGGTCCAACAAATAATGTGTTAGACGGTTGAGTTCGGTCGTCTCGTCTTCCTTCGTCAGATCGGCGATGGCCCGCGTATCGAGTCGGCTTCTTAAAATGCGTTCCAGCGAGATGCGCTGTGTATGCAGACTGGACCGGATGGCGAGTCGGGTCGACGGCATGTCGAGCTTCGAATACTGTGCGACCGAATACGGCAGCATGAGATACGATACGATGTGGGCACGATCGGCGGGGGTCATCGGCAGCACGCGGTTCGTGACTTTGCCGGCCACGTCTTGGGCCTCTACGCGATTCAGGCCGAGTCCGTATTTCTGTATGACGAATTTTCGCCGGTGAAATGTGGGGTCTTCGTATCCGCGATTCCACGTGACGGTGGTTCGATAGAACGGTTCGTCCAACAGATTGGATACAACGCATTCGACCCCCGTGTGGACGCGGTCGACTTTGATGCAATCGTCCGTCGTCATGGGCGGACGCGCCGGATTCAAATAGGCGTCGTATTGATTGTTGTAATTCTGGTATTTGTTCGTGGCGTCGGCCAGCTGGTCGTAGCCCGTTTTGGCGTATTCGTATTCTTCGGTAATGCGGTCTTTCTCGTCGTATTGCACTAAATCGGGGATTTCATTGATCTCGCCGTCTTTCGTGGACATATAGGCCACGCTTTTCTGTTTGACTACGGGGACCATCCAGCGAACCGGGGCGTCGAGTTTTTGCATGCGGTCGCCGACGGGTTTGTGGACCGGATCCAGCTTGCGCGCGCGGACAATGTCGCCATTCTCGTCAAACACGGAATATTCTTCGCGCAACTCCTTGAACCGCTCGACCATCGTCTGAATCCGGTTCATGACGGCTTTCGTCCGGTGGCTCGTAGGAATGGTCGACAAGAGCTCGTCCATCATATTGTTGGACTGAATGTCGATGCCGTATTTTCGCTCGCTCTCGGGCAGATCAATCTCTTGCAATTCTTCGCCGAAAACGAGATTGTCCGAGAAAATGAAATTCGTCGTTTTGTTATACATGTCCTGCAGTTCGTCGCGGACATTGGGATCGCTCTCTGCTCCTTCCGGGACGAAGACGATGGATTCGCCATTGTCCAGATATTCGATGGTCGCATCGGCGGCATCTCCTTCAATGGCCGCTTTCGCCGTTTCCGAATCGACCGTGCGAATATCCTTCAGACTTTTTACATTGACGAGACTGGGCGGTTTTGCGCGGATCGTGATGGTTTCGATGGGGACGTATTCGGGTATGCCCCGGTAGGCGAAATCGATATAGATGACCGCCATGTCGGGATACGTCGTGATCTCGATCTGATCTTCTTCTAAATCCGTGATTTCGCCCACAAAAATGACGGGCACTTCTCCGCGAATATTGACTTCGACCCATTTTCCGGGCAACAGACCATTCTGTCTCGCATATCCCGCTTCCTCGCTTCGACTCAACAGATGAATGCGTGTAATGGATTCGTCCGACAGATGACATCCGTCGACGATGTTGAGCTGGACGTCGGCCGAATCGGCAATGTTTTTTAAACGGATGGTTTTATGATCGATGTAATAGATGAAAAACGAGGCTTCGTCCAGATCGGGATTCGTCGGCGCGATGATCTCGATAATGTCGCCGAGTTCTAAATCGACCTTTTGCTTTTTAATGGCTTCTTTACATTCCGTCGTCATTTCGGTTTCACTAGGGTCATCTTGTGGTTCTTCGTGTTTTTCTGGTTCTTCGTCTGCCATTGAAATAGGTATATATATCCTATCTAAATAAAATACCGGCGTATATACTTGACGTAAAAATCGATGGATTTTTGTTCGATTTGGTTTTCCCGTACAAAATGCAGCTAACACCGTCTGATTCATTGGCCTCACAGTTTCCCGCGGAAATCCAGATCATCGACACGTATAATCAGCAGAGAAACAGCATGGCTCGCGGACCAAAACCAGAGATCTTACTCATGGCAAGCACGATGCGACGGCTATCGGACATTTACGAAACGGAGAAAAAGAAAGTGGCCCAATTTCATGAGGAAATAGACGCGAAATATTCCACCGACGATGCGATCGATATTGAAAATATGGTGTCTTACATGGAAAATGTGCAGTATGGATTTGGCCATCGGAATGACGAAGCGTGTTTCGAAGTGGCGAAACGGAATGATCTGTTATATCAAGAAGCGCTCCATTGGATGGACGTCGCACGAGATTACCGGTTTCTACAGAGGATCGTATTGCATTACAGGGCGCAGATACGGACATAAACACACGAAATACCACAAACATACAGATATTCCATCCATTTGGATGGAATATTTTTGTTGGATGCTCTATTATGTGGATTTATGCCGATCGTACATAGGATCCGCTGAAATACACCCACATCTGATTCGTCGCACTACCAAACACACCCATGGTATCGGTTGTTCCGCTCGTATTTGCATAAATATCCACATAATCGGTGTCAGACAAATAAACAATCGTGTTTATCGTGAGTGGCATAAATGTACCAACGCCATATCGTGTGCTACCCTTGATGGCAGTGCCATTTTTTCTTAGCGTAAGATATGCGTCTCCTGAACCGGCCGTCGATTTACAAGACACGAGTGCATTGATCTGATAATACCCCGGAACACTCGGCGTCCATCGATAGGACGACGTGTCATATTTTCCGTGTGTATCGAATTCTTTGCGATCAAATTGTATGACAGAATTACCAATGTTGGTTTGCTGACCATTTGCATAGGCAGCGAATGCAGGGAATTCATTCACATTGTTACACAGGAATAATTTATATGGATATCCCGCATATGCCATGGTTCCATCGTGACTCATAGCCATACCATGATAGTTACTTGATCCAATGGATGTAATCGCAGACCAAGTGCTTCCTCCATTCGATGATGCATACACATAACCAGTGTTTACAGAAGCCATCATATATTGGCCACAACCGCTCATCGCGATTGCACCATAGTTCATTGCGGTATCGATCGTCGTTGCGAATGTCGCACCAGAATTTTTGGATATATGCAGATAATTTCCAGATGGGTCTGATGTTGGGAAAGACACCAATACGGTTTTTCCATCGAGAGAACAGCACATACTCATTGGAAGAAATCCGGCACTTGAAGCCGATGTGATGGAAAAGTTTCCAGATGTATTCCACGACGCACCATAATCCGTCGATTTGTATAATATGGCGTCGGTTCCATTCACTCGGATCGTGTACATGATACTAGCATCATATGCCATGCAGCATGCGATATTATCGGCAGTTAAATCAGTAGCGTTAACGGTCGTCCATGAAGCGCCATAATCTCTCGATATTGTGTAATAGGTAGTCGATACACCAAGAATGCATTTTCCAGAAGATGACATGGCCACTTTGACTGCGGTTTGTCCAGTATTCGACCAATTGGCGCCATAATCCGATGATAGTAAAAGAACACGGTTATTCATATCAATCGACGAATTTATGATCATATATTTACCAGTATTCGACATGCCCATATTAAACATTTCATAATAGTGTGTTGTCCAGGTATTTCCATAATCAGACGAAATCTGGCCACCAGAAGCCCAATTCGCAGTCACTATATATTTCCCATTTCCGGAACAATACACTCTCACTAAATTTCCAACGTCGATAGATTTCCAGTTGTATCCGAATCCTGTGTTTGAGAATTTCACCGTGTTTAATCCCTCGATCGGACCCACCGCATTGTCCACCGTAAATCCTGGTGAAGCCAATGCAGAATTCACACTGGCATCCGTAACCGCGAAATGCGAGTTTACAGCGTTTACACTGGCATCCGTAACCGTGAAATGCGAATTCACAGCATTTACACTTGCATCCGTAATCGCGAAATGCGAGTTTACGGCATTTACACTAGCATCTGTAACCAGGAGGTGCGAGGTCACAGCATTTACACTGGCGTCCGTGGCGCCTAACCGGTGTTGTAAATCTTCGGATAAATTGGCTGTGTCAACATATCCTACAACCAATCTTTCTTCGGATACAAAAACAACGCCATCGTTCAATGACGCGTCCACGGCAGACGCCATGATCGACGCAGTCGAAATAGCGGGAATGCTCACTCGGCCATTGATATTCCGAATACTCACTGAGCTCGTCAATGCGTTCGCAGTGCTCACTGAGCCAGTTAATACGGTCGTATATACCATAATAAACTATTGTGGTATATTTTATTCCAGCTAAAATGGACGGATTTATGTATGATTTATGTGGGGCTCTATGCGGGCCCGACATACATCTCACACAGCGTGCACAAATTCTGCATATATTTGAGCGCATGCGCCTTGTTCGTATCACTCAGCTGTTTAATAGGATCCCGCAATTCATTGATCGTCTGCTCTATTTTCCCCGCCCGTTCACCCATATACACCAAATCCTCCGCATAATCCTTGTTCAAAAAATAGTCGATATCCCCCGCATCAATCTGCGCCTTATACGGCCGACAAATGAAATAATGCCACGATTTCACAATCCCCGTCACATTCGTCTTCCTAAACATATCCATCGTCGTCCGCGTGTATTTGATCTTCTCATTCTCCGGAAAAATCGCGATGATGTCATCCATGAATGCAAACAGCTGTGTATTGAATGCTTTTAATAATGCCGAACGGTCCATTTTTTATTATAATACTATCCGGTTTTTATATTCTTTGTTAGACAGTCGGGAAAAATTCCCAATCGAGTTCTTGACACACCTTCTTCCAGATCATGTCCTGTTCCAACTGTTTTTCGCGATCCTTCATCATCGGAATATACGGCAAATATTGTGTCTGATCGAGCAACACACACAGCTGATACAGCGTATACGTGTAATTGAAGAAATTCGTCCGATGCGCCGGGCAATGTTTCGCCCATGGCCGCTGAATCTCGATAAACAGAATACACAGCGTTTCGTGCAATTCCTCGTTCATAATGGGCGGTTTTATGCCAAACATCGAATTGATGTATTGGATGTGTTCGAAATATTTGTTCAGCTCCAATTTCTTCAGAATCTCGCGCATTTTGTCATACGTAATGTCAGACACCTCAATTCGTTCTTTCTTGATTCGCGCCTTGATCGCCGAAAACACTTCGTCCGGGATCTGCGTCGTCTCTTTCGCCTGGAATTGCGACAGGATCTCCTTGAAATGGTTGAGTCGGATATAGGCCGTATACGACACTTCATTCGGCGGCTCTTTATTCACGGGTTTGGACGCGTCCACGATATACGGCACATATCGCCCACATTTCGTATTGTTACACACTAATACGCCCTCTTCGTCTTGCGGTATGAGCTCGCCCATCTGGCAATACATGCAAATGTCCGACGGAACGACGAAATCCTGGATATTGATGATGTGATTATTCACGTTTTTCCAGTATTGGTGATACGCATTTCGCGACTGGTTGTAGGCCGCGGATTGCGGGTTCGACGTTTCCGGCGTGCTGCCCTTGATTTTGAAGAACTGGTTGAGCGCATTCGTGTTCTGGCTACTCTGCCCGCTCGAGATATTCTTCTTCTGTTCAAAGTATTGGAAAATGTATTTCGAATTGTCCAACAGATATTTCTTATATTGCTGTTTGAGGGACCGGATCTCGCGTTTCTTTTCGCGGATTTCGTCGCGAATGTCCATATAGACGTCGATCTCATGTGGCTGGAGGGTTTTGATCCGGGACTTTAGCTCGACGATCTGGTCCTCCAGCTCGGGAATAGCCACGGTCTCGTTTTGCCGGAATTTCTCCAGCATCTCATTGTGTTTTTCATCCATATTGTTGTAGACGGGCTGAGTTTTTGCGGCTTTCATTTAGTATTTCTTTGGCGCTCATTTTTATATATTCTGTATGACAAAAAATATAACGATATAGAGGGCAAACGAATGTGTGGCGAAGTAGGTGTGGCGAGGGTGGCGAAGTAGGTGTGGCTGGGGGGAATGAGGAAAAACCGTGAAAAAATAACATTTGTGAAAAATAGAATGGAGATCACTATTCAAAAAGCCCAGTTTCAAAAGATGATGTTCTTGATGAATGCCATAGAAAATGGCTGGACTGTTAAAAAACGCGGGGATGCATATATTTTCTCAAAGAAACATGAGGGACGGCGACAAATTTTTCAGAAGGAGTATTTAGAGACTTTTATCCGGAAAAACCTGGATTGTGAGGACATGATGGCGACTATGACGACGAATGGGGCTGTATGATGGGTTGTGGGGATTCAGTTGGGTGGGGGGGTGCGACTATAAAATATGGAAATTTCTATATTTTTTAGGAATTAAAATTGTTTAGCCGAAATTATTTTCTTTGTCCTGTATATAATGGGAGGAGCCCTTATGCAACTCGTCGCCTATGGCGCACAAGACGTATTCCTTACTGGAATGCCAGAGATCACTTTCTTCAAGTCCGCTTACCGCAGACACACCAACTTCGCCATGGAGTCCATTGAACAGCCTTTCTCCGGACAGGCTGATTTCAGTCGCCGTGTAACCTGCACGATCTCCAGAAACGGAGATCTTGCTTCTCGCACCTACCTCCAGGTCACTCTTCCTGAGATCAACCAATCCATGAAGGGAAGCAGTGGAAATGTCTATGCCCGTTGGTTGGACTACATCGGTGAACAGATGATTGCCCAGGTCGAAGTCGAAATTGGTGGTCAACGAATTGACCGACAATACGGTGACTGGATGCACATCTGGAACCAGCTCACCATGTCTGAGGAACAGAAGCGCGGATACTTCAAGATGATCGGAAACACCACCAGCCTTACCTACATCACCGATCCTACCTTCGCCAACATTGCTGGCCCATGTGCCGCTGCCGGATCTCCTACCCAGGTCTGTGCTCCTCGCAATGCCCTTCCTGAAACCACCCTCTACATTCCTCTTCAGTTCTGGTTCTGCCGCAACCCTGGACTTGCGCTCCCTTTGATCGCCTTAAAATCTGTAGGGCAGAAAAGTACCCATCTTGGAAAATCTGAGCTCTTTTCCAAGAAAACTATGTTGTTGTCTCAGCGTGAAGAGTTTCTTCACGAATCACAGGTGCTAGTCGCATGTTGTTGACTAATTCAGTCAGCTCCATGCGGCAACAAAACTAAATTGCGGGAAACCCGTAAAGACGTAAAAATAAAATTGTGTGAAATATATAAGAATAAAATGAATGATCTATCAATGAAATTATGCTGCAAATGTAAACAACAAAAACCAGCAACGGAATTCGGAAAATTAAAAACATCACCAGACGGCTTAAGATATGATTGTAAGCATTGCCGAAAAGAGTATCGAGACAAAAATATTGCAAAAATTAAAGAAAAACAGAGAGAATATTACAATGCAAATAAAGATACCCTACTCGCAAAAAATGCAATATATCGAGAAAATAACCGCGATGTTATAAATGAACAACGATCCGAATACCGAAGTCGTCCTGAAATAAAACTGCACGTTAAACAGAAAAACAAAGAATACCTCCCTATCAAAAAAGAAAAAATAAGAAATAGACGCAAAACTGACTTGAATTTTCGAATCAGTGAAGTTATACGATCGAAAATATATAAAGTGTTAAATGGACTACCAACCTCTTACACTAATATTCTCGGCTGCGACTATGATTTCTTAAAAAAATGGATTGAATTTCGTTTCGATCCAACTATGAATTGGGAGAATTTTGGAAGTGTATGGCAAATTGATCATATACTACCAATAAGTAAATTTGATTTTTCAATCGAAGATAACCTGCATATATGCTTTCACTGGACAAACCTGCAGCCATTACAATCAAAGATCAATCGATCAAAGTATAACAACTTTGAACTTCATTATTACTTTAACAATCTCGTTAATATTCACAGATTCAACCAAGTTCACACACAATTTTTGGGCTACCAAACTGTAAGCAAAAGTTTACAGTGGCTGAGAAACGAACTCAGGTATGGTAAAAATGCCCCGTATGAGATTGATGCAAATCAATCGAAATTGGCAATCCGCAGCCAAGCTCCTAACCTCGCTAATGATAAGAGTATGGAGAAGGTTCAACGACTAAACAGTTTTGGACACTAGAAGTCTAATCAACTTTGATAATGTGTATAAGATATAGTTCTAGACCCCGGTCATAGTTTTCACGAAAAGGTCGCCGTGAAAATACCGATAAATACCGCGAAAGCGGGGGTATAAGTGATTCGTACAGTATCACGAAGTCAAGATCAACCTTGACATCAGACCTATTGCTGAGTGCTTGTGGGCTGTTGCAGACCTCGCTGCATCTGGAATCTCCACGGTTTCCCAGGCCTACCAACAATCCCTTGTTGCCTGCTCTCTCTATGTTGACTACATCTTCCTTGACACTGATGAGCGCAGAAAGATGGCCCAGAACCCTCACGAATACCTCATCGAACAACTCCAGTTCACCGGTGAGGAATCCGTCGGATCATCCAGCAACAAGATCAAGCTCAACTTCAACCACCCTGTCAAGGAGCTCATCTGGGTTGTCCAACCTGATGCCAACGTTGACTACTGCTCATCCCTTGATGGTTCGCAGATCCTCTTCAAGACCCTCGGTGCTCAGCCATTCAACTACACTGACTCCATCGATGCTCTTCCTAACGCCATCCACGCCTTCGCTGGACCTGCTGAAGTTTCTGGATCAAACGCCTTCATCACCTCAAGCGGCCTCTTCGAAGCTGCTGGTGCCGTCAACGCTCCTACCAGCGCCAACGGTGATTTCGGTGGACCATTCGACACCAACGGTGCCGGATCTGCCGTCTCTGATGCCGGTTCATTCGTCCTTGCCGAGACTGCTCTTGACATGCACTGCTGGGGTGAGAACCCTGTCGTCACTGCCAAGCTTCAGCTCAATGGCCAAGATCGCTTCTCTGAACGTGAAGGATCTTACTTCGACGTTGTCCAGCCTTTCCAGCACCACACCCGTGCCCCAGATACTGGTATCAACGTCTACTCGTTTGCTATCCGCCCTGAGGAACACCAACCATCAGGAAGTTGCAACTTCTCCAGAATCGACAATGCTACCCTTCAGCTTGTCCTTTCTTCCCCTACTGTCAGCGGTGTCGCCACTGCTAAGGTCCGTGTTTACGGCTGGGGTTACAATATTTTAAGAATTATGTCCGGTATGGCCGGAGTCGCATTGACGATATCACAAATTTACTCGGTTATTTTCGTATTTTTGTGTATGAATAGTGCAGAAAAACAACACGCCACAAACAAGCAGGCAATGTTTGTGGATAACTTCGGTTTGGCTCCTGCTTTAAAGCCAGTTGTTAGTTGCGTAGCTTGACTATCAAGCTCGCAGCAAGATCGCTTGTTGTTCGGGGAACCCCTTAGAGCCTCAACTACTAAGTCTGTGATGGAAACACGCAGATGGCCGAGAATGGAACTCGGGTATAGTAATAATGTTGAGGATTGGGCAATCCGCATGGTAATGACCTACAGACGTTTCGTCCGGCAATGTCCGGTAACGAGTCCGCTAGTCTATGGTCAGCCGTCAGAGACTGAACGGCGATCGCTCGATGATGAAGGTGTAAGCAACCTGAGTCGGGATGAGATACAGTCCTTCGAGTAGGGAAACTTATTCGGTAAAAAGATTCAAATTAGAGTCACATCTAATCAACCAATAAAAATCATACAAAATCCTATAAAAACCAAAAATCATACAAAATCCTATAAAATGAAAATATTTTACGCAGTAAAATATGTTCATAGCAGACATTTATGCAAGTAAAATGTGCATACACATACAAAAAAATCGATCGTATATGAAACACGACCGAACAATACACGATCGATGGACCCTACAACGAAAATCTGTGTAGTTTGTTCCAACGAGCTCGACATTTCACATTTTATAGGCGAACGATCGTCCGCGTATACAAAAACCTGTAGATCGTGTAGAGACAAATACAAACGTCGTGATGCAAATCGCGACAAAAACCGGAGAAATGAACTCGCACGGATCGCTGAGAAAAAACCGGAAAGGATCGCCGTAAAAAAACGATGGAATGAAGAAAACTATGAGAAGGTCGCGAAAAAATGGTTAGATAGTCGGCAGCGTAAAATCGAACAAACCGGTGTTGAAGAATATTTGAAGCAAAACGCCGAACGCTCGAAAAAATGGCGAGAAAACAATCCGGAAAAAGCCGCGATGTTCAGCGAGAACAGACAATGCAACAAGAAATCGCAGTATACGATCTATAAACGGAGCGCACTGATCAAAGGATTGGATTTTGAAATATCGTTCGAACAGTATTGCGATATAGTATCAAATCCGTGTTATTATTGCAATGTCATACAACTACGCGGATTTAATGGTATAGATCGTATCGATCAACAAAAATCGTATACCGTAGATAATTGCGTGAATTCCTGTAAGATGTGCAATTATATGAAGGGTTCGGTCGACGCGAATACGTTTTTCCGGCGTGTCGAACATATCTTAACGTATCAAACACGAATCACTGGAAACTTGTATCCAGAATGCTTTGCCGATCATACGTCCGCGACCTATCCTGAATATAAGATGCGCGCTACAAAAAAAGGGATTGAGTTTAATTTGACGCGCGAAGATTACCATGGTATTATATCGAAGCCGTGTTATTTATGTGGTAAAAATGCCGATTCTAAGCACACGAATGGAGTCGATCGGTGCGACAATACAAAAGGGTATGTAACAGAAAATGTTCGGCCGTGCTGTGCAGAATGCAACTATATGAAAAAAGATTATGTGTATGACAAGTTGATCGAACATATGTGTTTGATTTATACGAATAAACGGGCACCAATAGACGCCATTGAGTCCTGCAATACATTTATATTACATAACAAAAATAAGAAGAACCGCGCCGAATTAGACGAAATGTATGCAACGAACAAAACCGCCCGTCAAACAGCATTGGTTGAACGATATAATGATGAATACAGAACGGCGCGTGCGATAGAGGCCAAACACCGACGTCTGGGAAAAATTGATCCAAATTGAAAAATATGATATGAATCACACAGAAATGGAACTCGCAACCACCGCCGAAATTTACCAGCCAACCGTCGACGATGACGGTAACTATGTCGATATTGTGCCGAAATTCGACAGCGTTCGAAAAGAATGCGGAATCCGATGCCCGTGCGCACAAGGTCTTACACATGAATATGCCAATCGTGGCAAAACATTTTATGAACGCGCGAATTTGTATGCACATACAAAGTCGAAATATCATCAGGATTGGCTTGCCGGACTGAATCGCGAAAAGACGAATCATCTGTCGAAACTGCACGTCGTAAGCGAACTCGTCGACCAACAGAAGATAATCATCGCGCAACAGGCTCAGGTTATTTCGCAAAGAGATCAGGTCATTTCGCAAAAAGATCAAGAAATCAAAAAATTGCTCGATATGATTACGATGATTACGAATCTGAAGCTGCAAGAACCAGTTTATCCGCCGAATCTACTGGATTTTGACGAATGAATCGCACGGTCGCTTTCGGTTTAGTCCAACAAAATATCGATACAAATATATGGAAGAAACGCCGACGGTTCAATACGACAAATTAACAACACAACAACTGTATGACAAATGTAATGAACTCCTCGGTATCAAGTCGATGCACAATCTATTTTTAATCGGCTCGATCATGAAATTGCAGTCTCCCGTCGGCTATGATAATATCACTACCGCGAATTACGTTCTTACACAAATCATTGATCGCACGGCGACCGTCAGCACGTCTACGAAACTAAGCAGAACGAAAGCGATCTTTTCGAACGTCGCAAATATATTCGCATCCTCAACCAGAGAAAAATTCTATGCCGATTCGCTGCGGCCCATGTATATTTCTCTACTAGAATTCGACGACGTGATCAAGGGGATCCACGAAGATGCGCTCAAGGAAAACATACCGATTCAAATTGTCGACGCGAACGTATTCATTGCCATCGCGTTTTTGTTCTACACAAACGGATTATTGGCGGGTCAAACAGAATCTTTTTCATATAAACTGACCAAGGCCTATTATGAGTTTGCCGTAGTGACGTTGATCACCTATGCAAACTTTGCAAAAAGCAAGTATCTCGAATTGTTGCGATATTTCCGTCTGTTGCCGGATTATTTGAGCGAGTTTACTCTGGAGATGAATAGCGAAATGGAACGCGAGTCGCTGATCGACGTGTTCATATACATGGGCATCACGTATTTGCGGACGTATCATTTGGCTGTTACGGAAGAACAGTATGCCACGTTAAAGCGGGTCCTACAGGATATATTTAGGACGTTTATCAAAGTGCGCGCGATTTCCGGGGGTGCGATCGAAGTCGGTGCCGTGTCGATTAACACGAATAGCGAAACCGTCTGCGGAATGCATTCCGACAACAAAGAATGCGACATCGCTAGTGCGAAAATCATGGACCGCTATCCGCCAGACAGCGGCAATAAATCCGAATTCGAGTATTTAGTCAAGATGTACACAAGGTCTCATTCGGCGGCTCATCTCGGTCATCTCGACCGGTGCTTAGAGAAAGTCATACAGACGATTCAGAAAAGCAGAGAAGATTACGACACTCGGTTTTTCGTCATTTCATGGATGATGCTTTCATCTGGCGGGTCAATGTCTGCTCTGCTAGGAAAGAAAGATGCGGGGAAAGATGTGGGGAAAGATGCGGGGAAAGATGCGGGCGTGACGAGGGATACCATGCAGTATTATACGAATTTGACCCGTGTCTATGTTGCGCAAAAATTGGAAACGACGCCATTCGATTCATGGATGTTTTGGCTTTTTCAAAACAACGCCGTCGCGAATGCTGGCGTATGGTTATTACAGAATATTTCCGCGTGGATGCTCGCCAAAGACGATCCGCGTAAGAATGCGCCGATGCAGTCATTGAACATACCGCGCATACAGGCGGAATACTGTCCGGATATGTTTTACAATTTGGACAAATTTTTTCGTCGGTCATTCATCAGCATGTACAAATTAGACATCTCGCCTGAACCGAATCCGACCGCGCCGGATTCCGTGTTCAAACTCGCCACGATGTTTGCGCGAATATTAGGATGTGCACCGAACAAAATGCATGGAGGCAGAAAGCGGCGAACGAAACGCGGACGTCGACGCCGAGTGAACACGCGGAAGAAAATATCGGCGTATCGTAGGTAAATGCCATTCTTTTTCAAGTTGGCTGATTATGAAACTGACCGCAAAAAATGGCTGGCCGATGTCGAGTTTTTATTGTGTTTTATTATCGGAGAATGCGCACAACGACGTCATGATTCTGTAAGGATTTTCGCCGTCACATTGAATGGTCTCGACGAACGGCATATACATCGCAAGGCTGCGTATGAATATTATACGGATGTCGACGTTCCATCGCGTCTTATATATGATCTGACCGAGCATCCGTTTACGGAAGCCGATGTCGACGCATCCGATATGTTTGTGCCGAAACTCCGCTCTCAAGCCAGAAAACGGTTGATAAAATTCATCGATGCGAATAAGCATGTCGAACACGGATATATTCATGCGACATGCGATACGAACATCGAGCCGATCTGTCAACACGGAATATGCAATGTGCCGCAACACATGAAAATAAGTGATACCTATGGCGGCCGTCGATGCACCAGAAAACGCCGTCGCCATTCCAGAAAAGCATATAAAGCGAAACCGACAAAATAGTCCAACACTATGTCTACTACCATGTCCATCGCGCGAGCACTCGTCGAATTAAAGACGCTCGATGCCCGTATAACAAAGACCTTCCACGAAACCGACGCCCTACATCAAGAATACAAATATATCCTCTGTAAGACCAAGAATCGGAATTCGAATGTGCAGGAATCGGAATTCAAAAAGGCCGCGACGGCGAATTACCAGTCCGTCTGCGATCTCATTTTGCGCCGCAATGCGATCAAAAACGCGATTTTGAAATCGAATGCGAATACCGTGGTGGAAATCGCCAACAAGAAAATGACCGTGTCGGAAGCCATCGAATTCAAGAACACGATCCAATATAAGACACGATTGTTGGACCAGCTGAAGTCGCAGTGGATGCAGTCGCTAACGGATCTCGAGAATCATCGCACGAAAGTCCAACAGAAGATTGACACGAATGTTCAGATCATCTGTGGGAAAGAGAAACAGGATGCGGCGGCGATCCAGTCGATCAGCGACGCGATCACAAAGGGCGATCCGATCGACGTATATGATCCTCTCGGCATTCGCGACTTGATTGTAGAGATGACGACAGAGATCGAGGATTTCACTGCGAATGTGGATTTTGTGCTCTCTGAATCGAACGCGATTACGACGATCACAGTATAGATCCAAAACCCCACCTCTTATAAACCCTCACCCCAATATATCGAAACCCTTGCGAAAACATACCCCGTTTCGTGCGTTCGGTTATACGCACATCTAAATTTTATTGCTGCTCGTATGAGCGGTGATGATATTCCGATTGGAATACCATACAATAAAAGCTTAATGATCAAATCTTACAGTTCATAGATGAAAACTCAAAACTTAGTATTTTACAGCTCAGATTTCAATCAATAAAGATGGATAAAATCCGTGAATGATGCTGATAGAGTTGGTATATTACTTGTGAGGTGCTACACGGCTGGTATATTGGGGGAACAAACACTACCTATTTAGGTAGTGCTTGTTTTACGCGAACTAATTTCTACAATATTTGGTGTAACAACAATTAATACCGTAATAATATTGTTTAACTCGCGCTGAATAATATCAAGAAAAGATATACTATATCTATAATGGAAAACGCAGACATCTGGAAAGTCATCGACACTTATTTTAGAGATAATCCACAATGTTTCGTGAGTCACAACATCGAGTCTTACAACGATTTCTTCAAAAAAGGCATCTTCCAGATTTTCCGCGATTACAATCCGATCCGCGTAGAATCTGTGTATGACAAAACTATCGACGAGCATCGCAACAAATGCCGGCTCTATCTCGGCGGAAAAGACGGCACCCGCGTCTATTTCGGTAAACCCGTCATTTACGACGATGGCCGATCCCATTACATGTATCCCAATGAAGCCCGTCTGCGCAACATGACCTATGCCATGACCATCCATTACGACGTCGAAGTCGAATTCGAGAAACTCTTGGAAAAGGGCGAACAACCCATGTTGTTTGGCGGAGAAAAGGCGGGACCCTCCATGAAAGCCGCCATGGGCGAAGAAGAAAGCAGCAGCGATGAGGAAGATGGACGCGGTTCAGGACGCGGTGGCGGTTTGGGTGGCGGTTTGGATGGCGAATATGACGAAGACGCGAAAAACCCCGGAGTCCCCATCGTCGGCGGTGCGCCCAAAACCAACGTCCTCAACAAACACAAACGCAAAATGCAGAAACCGAAAGGCATTACCGCGGCCGAAACGGCCGAAATCCGCGCCCAAACAGAGAAATCCATTGTAGGACAAGTCGGTCAGGATATCTTACAGAAATCTCCCGAACCCATGATTATCGAACGCGTATATTTAGGTAAATTCCCCATCATGGTCCAATCCGAATTCTGTATCCTCAACGGTCTGCCGAAAGAAATGCGGTTTCGCATGGGCGAATGCCGCAATGACTACGGCGGCTATTTCATCATCGACGGCAAAGAAAAGGCCGTCATTCCACAGGAACAATTCGCCAACAATATCCCCTATATCCGCGAACCCAACACGGGAAAACACCTCTATTCCATCGACATCCGATCCGTAAGTGAGAACGTGGCCAAACCCGTCCGCACCCTGTCCGTCCAACTCGCCGCGCCCACCAAATACGTCGAAGAATTTTCCGCGACGAAACGCCTCGACAAATTCGCCCTCGCCCATATCGTCGTCAACATTCCCAACGTGAGAAAACCGGTGCCCCTCTTCATCCTGTTCCGCGCCCTCGGCGTATTGTCCGACAAAGATATCATCACCATGTGTCTGCTCAATCTCGAGAAATACGAAACGCTGATCGATCTCTTCATTCCGTCCGTCCACGAAAGTGGCGGCATCATGACACAGGCCGCCGCCATCCGGTTCATCGCCATTCTGACGAAGGGCAAGACCACGGCCCACGTCCATCATATTCTGTCCGACTACTTTTTACCGCACGTGGGCGAGATGAATTATATGCAGAAAGCGTATTATCTCGGCTATCTCACCTTCCGTCTCTTGAAAGTCTACGCCGGATTGGAAGAACCGACGAATCGCGACAATTACAAATACAAGCGCATTGAAACCGTGGGCTATCTCATGACCGATCTGTTCCGCGAATACTACAAAATGCAGATTCACGCGACACAACAGGTCTTTGAACAGACCATCTATTTCGACGAGGGCGAATACGAGAACGATCTGCCGCGACTCATCACGGAGAAATTCCGCGACGCATTCGGATATAAACTCGTGGACGGCGGATTCAAAAAGGCGTTCAAGGGGGATTGGGGCGCACAGTCACACACCAAACGTATTGGTGTCGTTCAAGATCTGAATCGGTTGTCTCACAATACCATGTTGTCGCATCTGCGCAAAACGAGTCTGCACCTGGACGTGGGCGCCAAACTGATCGGTCCCCGTCTGCTGCACGCATCGCAATGGGGCTATTTCGACGGAATCGACACGCCCGACGGCGGCAACATCGGTCTTCACAAGCACCTGTCCGTATCGGCTTATATATCGAGCGGCATATCGCGCGAACCCGTCATTGCATGGTTGCGCGAAAAGGGGCTCATGAAGACGGTGGAAGAATGTGCGCCTATGCAGCTGGATCAGATGACGAAAGTCTTTGTCAACGGTTATTGGGCCGGCGTCATCGAGAAACCCATCGAAATCGTTGAGAAAATGAAACTGTATCGGCGAAACGGGCTCTTGCCCATCTATCTCAGCGTCTCGTTCAATATTCGCAACAATACGATCACGGTCTATTCCGACGCCGGCCGTCTATGCCGCCCCCTTTTCTATCGCGACGAGGGCGCCTATTCATTCGAAGCGGCCGAATTCGCCCGCCGACTCAAAGACGGCGAGTTCACCTGGACCGAGCTCATCAGCGGATTCAATCCGAAGAAGAAAGACTTCAAACCCAATGAGATGCGCATCTACAGTCTGGAGGAATTGTATGGCGTAGAAGAGACGAGCGCAGCCGCACTCAAGAAATTCTCGGAAAACAAGGCTGTTATCGACTATATCGACACCGCGGAAAGCGAGGAAACGCTCATCGCGCTCAACAAACGCGCCCTCGACGACGCCGACAAGAAACCCTATTATACGCACATGGAAATCCACGAATCGTTCACCATGAGCACGATGTGTAATCTGATCAATTACCCGGAAAACAATCCGTGCACCCGTGACGCGTTTTCGTGCGGCCAGAGCAAACAGGCCGTCTCCCTCTATCATACAAATTATCCTGTTCGAATGGACAAGGCCGCCGTCGTCCTGAACTGCCCCCAAGTGCCCCTCGTGAAATCGCGCTACATGAAATACATCAACGGTGAAGAGAACGTCTATGGCGAAAACGCCATCGTGGCCATCATGTGTTACACGGGATACAATATGGAGGATTCCGTCCTCATTAACGAGGGCGCATTAAAACGCGGCCTTTTCCGCACCACCTATTACAGCACATATGAGGCACACGAGGAGATACAGAAACTGCCGGGATCGGACAAGCGCGACATCGTGGCGAGCCAGAAGACGTTTACGAACATCGATTCGGAGATTGTCAAACAGAATATTGTTGGACTGAAACCGCAGGTCGAGTATAACCATCTCGACGAGAATGGGTTAGTGAAACCGGGGACCATCATGCACGACAAGATCGCCGTCATCGGTCTCGCGTCGTCGGCCATCAACGCGGAGAAGAAACGCGACGAGTCGAAAATGCCGAAGAAGGGCCAGCTCGGAATCGTGGACAAGGTCTTCATTACGGAGGGCGAAGAGGGCCAGCGCATTGCCAAAGTCCGCATTCGCGAAGAGAGAATGCCCGCCATTGGCGACAAGATGGGTTCGCGCGCCGGGCAGAAGGGCACGGTGGGGCTGGTCGTTCCCGAATCTGACATGCCCTTTACCAAGGATGGTGTCAGACCCGACATCATCGTCAATCCGCACGCCATTCCGTCGCGAATGACCATCGGCCAATTGGTCGAGTGTTTGAGCGGCAAAGTCGGCGCCAATGTCGGCGCGTTCATGGACTGCACGGCCTTTAATAACGAGGGATCGAAACTGGCCGTATATGGCGAACTCTTGACACAGTTGGGGTATCACGCCAGTGCGAACGAGATCATGTATAATGGGATGACGGGCGAACAGATCGAGGCCGCCATTTTCATCGGTCCCACCTATTACATGCGATTGAAACACATGGTGAAGGACAAGATCAATTATCGTGCGCTGGGTCCGCGCGCGCAGCTAACACGCCAGCCGGTGGGCGGTCGTGCGAATGACGGTGGGCTGCGTATTGGCGAGATGGAACGTGACGCGGTTCTCTCGCACGGCTTGTCGTCGTTCTTACAGGAATCGATGATGGAGCGCGGCGACAAGTATTACATGGCGATCTGTAACAAGACGGGTCTCATCAGTGCGTATAATCCTGCGAAGAATCTGTTTCTGAGTCCATTGGCGGATGGGCCGCTCCGATTCGTGGGGTCCGTCGAAGACCAGAAGATCGTGAATGTGAGCCGATTCGGCCGCGATTTCAGTATCGTCTGTGTGCCATATTCGTTCAAACTTCTGTTACAGGAATTACAGGCGCTGAATATCACGATGCGGATCATTACGGAGGATTCCTTGCGACAACTGGACAGTATGTCTTTCTCCAAAAATATCGAGAAGTTGATGCATCGGTCCGTCGAAAACATCCATGAGATTGTGTCGGACATTCAATCAGCGCTCCATCTAAAGACGGATCCCGTTGAACACAATGACGTGATTCGGGCCGAGAAAAAGGAGATTCACGGTGGGGCCAAAGACGACGGCAAAAAATCAGACGACGATGATGATAAAAAATCAGACGCATCAGACAAAGGCGACGATGATGACGATAAAAAGAGCGACAAATCGGACGAGAGCAAGCATTCGGATAGGTCGGACGAATCAGACCGAAGAATCGTTGTCAAACACAGTCCTATCGACGTCGATGACGAACTCGAAGCGGAAGACGAGCTCAAAGTGGGCGAATACGTCCTCATCCGCGGGAACAAACGCCATCCACAGACGAATCAGGTCATCGTCTATCGCGTCAAACACGTGGGTCCCGAATACATTACGGTGGAAAACGACGATCCGATCCTCATGCAAACCAACGATCATATTCAGGTTGTCCGGAGACAGGAAATCTATCGCCCGCCGCCGCAACACGTCCAACAAATGCTCGCAGTCGCGTCGAATCCATATCTCCCGGCCATGAATCCAATGAATTCCAATCCCAATGCGATGATGATGATGGACGGACACATGATGGACCCATCCATCGCTCCGCCTTCCATGATGATGCCCGCCAATCCGATGGCGCCTCCCCCCATTACCGTCGTCGTCGGAGATAAGAATTCTGTTGGACAAGCAACGGCAACGGCATCTGGGCCTTCGAATGGCGCTACCGAAATCGTGGCTCCCTCTGCTTCCTCATCTGCAAGTGAAAAAGAGATCAAAGTCAAAGAACCCAAAAAAGACAACTCCATTTTGGGCGGATTGACCAGTTTCTTTACCACAGTGACGAAAGAAGGGTGAACACCCTACTTAGGGGGAACCCCGATAAAATTGATCCTACACAAATATAAAAATATAACCGTATAGAGTATATTTTGATATGTCAAACGAAATCGAAGCCAAAATCTTATTCAATGCACGCAATGTCTTGCTCGTCCAACTGGAAACGCAGGGTTACGACGTGTCCCAATACAAGAACATTAGCACCAACGAACTCCACGCCCTGTATTCGAACCAACAGCTCGACATGGTCGTCGAGAAAAAAGACGGATCCAAAGCGCTCATCCACCACTCCTTCGCCAAACTGCGAAAGGAAAATTTAGACGCCATCGCGGAAAGCGCGTTCGTCATCGACGCCATCTTGTCCGACAAGAAAAAAGACATGATCGTCATTGTCGCCAATTATGAGCCGAACGACAAACTAATCGCCCGTATGAAATATATGTATGACAGAGACGAAACGATGGTCGTCATACGCACGCTCGAACGCCTACAATTCAATCTGTTGGACAACAATCTAGTTCCCAACGTCGCGATCTTGACCGACGAAGAACTCGACGCGCTCAAACGCGACTATAGTATTCGCACCCTCGATCAATTACCCGAAATCTCGCGATTCGATCCCATGGCATTAGCGATCTTTATGCGTCCGAATCAAGTCTGTCGATTGAACCGAAAAAGCGTGACCGCCGTGAATTACACGTATTATCGCGCTTGCGTGCAATAAATAAAATATTCGAATATTGTAAATGTCAAACAAGAATATTTTTATTGGATATAGCCAAAACGATTTTTTATATTCGCGGTTTAGTCCACCGTCGCAATTCGCGGGCATCCTCGGCAGTGGTCGCGATGCCGTGAGTTCGGGCCGTTGTTCCAACATTTTAGATCCCGCGAATAAAGCACAGTTCAAGGCCGACATCAAAAACAATTTGCAGCTCTATCTCCAGAACATCGACTTGACGGCCCTTGCGCAGACGTATCAGAAGAAGACGGCCATGTTCGACAAGAATGGCAACATTATGTTTGACGCCTCCGGAACGACGTATGATTATTCCGGCGGAAGTGGAACCATCACTTACCGTCAGAATGGGCTCGGTGAATTGGACGGGCGCATGAATATCAATTATGTGATGCCCGCCGTGGCGTATGCCCGCATCAATGTGGCCGCCGATGCCGAGGGGAATACCGAAGCCGATGCCGTGTTTGTCGATCCGGGGACCGTCGTTACGGGTGACGAGATTCAGACCGGCGATCCGAAACTCGCACGGACCTATTTCACGTCGAACAGTGGACAGCCCAAATGCATGATCACCGAATATTGCACGAAAAAACACTGGCATTATGCGAAATACAATTATGATGCGACTACGGCGGACGGTAAATGCAAATGCATCCCTTCTGGGGGGCTCGTATACAGTGCCGATCCGCATGTCCATTGCACCGTCGTTGACACGTCGACTTTAGCCACAACGACGGACTCTGCCACAGGGGCGACAGAGACGGATACGTCGGGGCTGAATCTGGGGCTCATGTCCGCCGTAGGCGATATGCGCCGGATCAATGTGAATTTGAATGCGGCACTCATGGGTGGACGGGCGAGCGGAAGCATTGCGGCGAACATCAATTCCGACGACATTGTCGATGCGATCTATGATTATTATGTGGCGATTTGTAATAACAAGAACAAGGCGGAAGAGATCCAGCGCGTGTCGCAGACCAATCTAGCAAATACGCAGCTGTTCGAAGATGCCAACACGTCGTATTTCCAGACGTATGCGAATGTACTGAATATGAGCGGGGGAATTCTGTTTGTCTCGTATTATATTTACTATTTGTTTACGAAGCGATAGATTATCGACTACCGTCGATAACTATCAATTCGTAAAGTAATGATTCGACCAAATAGGTCGAATCCATTTGTTTACGAAGAAATGAGGATTGACTAGCGTCAATACTTATTAATTCGTAAAGTAGTTGATGTTGAGATGTTGACCATTCGGTCAACATATCACTGGTTCGACCATTCACGACGAAATTTTTTGTAAAGCCATACTAATGGGGTCCATCTTAAATAAACGCATCTTGTATGTCCACGAATCGATCAACACACCCAACAACTGTTCCAGTATTATTACCGACAAACCGAACATACCGGCCGTTTTACGCATGACATCCTATGTCGACACCAAATCCGGCGTTCCTACAAATCATACCAACAAAGGCCCTTTTTCTATCTTGGAATTGGAAAGCTATATCATGACCGAAATGAACGAATTCGTCCGCGCATTGCAAGCCGCTGGAAAATGCAAAGCCGCTCCGAATCAGGCGTGCACCGCCTATTTTTCGAACTTGGACGGATCCTATCCGACCTACAAAGTGCCCATTCCCGCCGGCGCCGATGCGGAAAAATACGTCTTAAAAAATCGCCGCCAGCTTTGCTGGAGGTCATTCGAACTCCTCATCATGCTCATCACCTTTCAATCGATCATTCGCCAAATCCAAAAGACATCGACCACGAAAAGCGACGACCCGGCAATTCGCGAGATCTTCAATTCTGTCGGATCTTTGCGAACATCCGTCGAACAACAAGTCCGCGATTTGAAAGAGGGGAAAAACGGCCTAACGGCGACGCTGACCGAAACCCGAGATCGGACAGATGTAACCGTATATACTTCTGTGCTATGGGGCGTGCTCGCGACGACCCTGATTTTCTACTGGATCAAGACGGCCGCATGAGGGGTCTGAAATACCACAAACACAAACAAAATATCTGTAGGACTTATAACCAAAGGGATGTTTAGAGAACGCGCCGACGTCTTTCATCAATACGAACAACAATATGAATCCAATATGGCAAAAATCCGATCAAACACATATGCCATTCAACCGATCGGGTATTTCCCCGACGCACTAGAATCCACCGACGAAACCACGGCCGATATCCGGAAACGCGATATCCAACAGTTGATGGATCAAGAGAACATCATGTATTATACCGGAATGATCGCCGCATGTTCGCTGTTCGTCGCCGCATTCGTTTTGGTGGCGAAACGCGGATAATGCTCGATGATCTTATACGTGATCCCGATTTCCGTGGCATTTTCCCATATGCCCGATATTTTGATGTAATACATGGGCACTTCGCGATGATATGCGTCGTTCTTGTAAAATTTAATCGATCCATTCTTCAGATTGTATCGAAGCGAATTCACGGGGATCTTGTTGATCCCGTAGAAATCCAGATAATATTGCAACAACTGTTTTTCCACGGATTCGATGGACTGTATGACACCCTCATTCTGAAAGACGTTGAAGAACAGAATGTTTTTCTGAACCGTCGCGTTTTTCAGAGAGAGCAGCATATAGATGCTGTTCAGAGTGAATCGATCATTGGAATAGATGAGTTTGGTGAATTTCCCGTCCATAATCATGTTGTTTTTTTTATCAAGAAAAAAAACATCATTCATTTGTATTTGATTCGGTCGTAAAAACAACTTCATTTGTATGTCTAACACCATTATTTTATTTAGTTTATTGTGTGGTATTTACGCAATGCGCGTTTTAGTGCCTGGACTTCTTTTACTAAGAGTGCGATGAAACCGTTGTAATTCAACCGCTGAATTTCTTCGCCGTCTTTTTCGCCGACCACTAAAAACGGGAACTCTTCTTGGACCTCGTGTGCGATGAATCCCATATCGTGCACCGCACCACTCAGATCGTATTCCACCGGTCTAAGGCGGTCGATCGTTCTGTCTGCATCCAGCGGTTGTACATTCGATTTCATTCGATAATCCGAGCTAGCCGCGTATGACGCGGCAGTGATTTGGCCGGTTGCGACGAGTGTTCCTGTCACATTCAGATTGACAATCGTTTTATTCGTCAGCGTTTGCGTGGCATTGCACACAACGAACGTATCCGTATTATCCAAAATGTGTGGGATCGCAATCGCATTGTCCGCGAATAGATTGATCGTCTGTGTGTTGTAGAATTTGATCACCTGATTCGCGAATTGTGTAAACGTGACCGGCGTATACGACAGATAATTCGCCGCATTATAGAAACTATATGTCGATGCGACGACTTCGTTGTATGTGTTCGGCTGGATCTGTGTAAACGTGATCGGTGTCCGTATACTGATGTTCGACGGCTGATATCGACTATATGCGTTCGGTCCATACACTGTGACCGTGATCGGATTGTATATATTGAACGTCTGCTGAGGGTATTGTGTAAACACGACCGCAGTTCCGGCCGTAATGGCTGTTCGACTTCTTACTATATATGGTCCCGTTCCACTATTTATCCATGCTGGTGCTGTTATACCCGTTCCTGTTATAAACGAATTTACTGTAGCGGTTCCTGAAGTTACTGTTAGTGTCGATTCATAATATCCACCTGTGAGTGTCGATACAGTAATATTCGCTGTAAACGTCGTTGTCGTATATGCCGTTGTCTTTCCGGTCATCGTTGCTGTGTATGTAGCGACAGAAGATATGCACGGTATGTTTGGACTGAAAGGCGTTACGTATTGTCCGGCGGTTAGTCCAGAACCCGCATTCATGTCTCGGAACACAATAGACGTGCTCGATGCGTAATACCCGACTTGACTTGCATACGTGGGGGTGGGTAACGTAAGTCCTCCATTGACACGGATCGTCTGGTTTGTTACATCGGTTGGAACGACTTGTTCGCACCCAGGTGCGATTCCGATGCCCGCAAAATAAGATCCTACACCATTCGAACCTCCGGATGTATAACAGATCGTGCTTAAATCGTAAATGAATCCGACAAATGATGCAGACGCCGGTGTGTATGTTACGGCGGTGCTGGTCTTTCCAATCGTGTTATACAAACTGGTGCTCGCAGGGGTCGTCGTAATGACGGCTCCGCCTCGCGCATTGCTCGATATGATCGTCGCACCCAGACCCGTCCATATGCGGCCATCGAATGAATACGCCATCGTATTTCCTCCAGCATTCGCAGTGGTGCCATACGCTATCCATCGCGTCCCTGTCCATAAGAAATTGATACAGTTCGTGTCAAACACACCACTTGTTGTATTCACGCCATACCACGTGGTCCCATCCGTCGATGTGGCAATCGTATTTCCTGTTTGACCACCCGCCAACCAGTATGAGCCATTCCATGCGACTCCGAATGCAGCCGAGTTAAATGTGGACGTTCCTAGGCCGGTCCATGTCGTGCCATCTGTGGAATACGCCATTGTATTTACAGTTCCGAATCCAACAGCGACGAATTTCGTGCCATTCCATGCCACATTGTGACCATAAGTTGAAAAAATCGTAGTGCCGACACCTGTCCATGATATTCCATCGGATGAATAGGCGATTTGAATGGTTCCTTCTCCTACGGCAACGAATAGTCCGAGTTGTGAACTCCATGTAACTCCTAACCCACCGTTCGATCCGTTAAAACTGAAACTAGTGACTCCTGTCCATGTAATCGCATCCGATGAATAGGCCATCGTATTTGTTCCGGCTCCAACAACTACCCAGCGACTAAGTGATGAACTCCACGCCGCATACCTACCGGTTGTAAAGATCGTTGAGCCCAGACCGGTCCAGCTCGTTCCATCCGTCGAATACGCGAGCGAGTTTGTTCCACTACCGCCTGCTACCCATACACCTGCACCATTGTATGCTACTCCCCAACACATACTAGAAAAGATGGTCGATCCCATTCCCGTCCATGTGACACCGTCATCCAATGAATACGTGAGTGTATTCGGAAGATATCCCGCCGAAACGAGCATTTTTGACGTGGAAAAAGAGCCGCCGATCAGATTATTCAACCGTCCATTCACATTCTTTACGATGAGCGGTCGGCCATAAAGCGTATATGCGGGTGTCGCATAATTCGTCAGCGTAATGCCCGTCCATCCTGTCGCCGCGGTTGCGTCCGTCGTATACGCCACATTGTAACTGCCGCCCGTTCCGAACGCGATCCATCTGGTTCCTGTCCACAAGATTTTCTTTACAACAGTAAATCCAGTTCCATGTGAAACGTTCGACCAGCTTCCCGTTCCAACGGTCGACGTGATCATCACACTTCCAGTGGTTCCAGGAGTTCCGCATGCGAGCCATACAGTTCCATTATATTCCGCGGCATACGCTGGATTCAAAAATCCCGTCGTCGCAGAAGCCGTCCATGTCTTACCATCCGCCGAATACGATATTCCACCGACACCGGGCGCCAAAAAGACGGATCCATTCCACGTCATTCCATAAATATCAGTAGTAAATGCAACCTGTGTCCAAGACGTTCCATTCGTCGACCATGCAACACGATTTGTTGCACCATTGCCGCCTGTTACCCATACATTATTCCCCCATTCAACCGCATATGCAATGGTTAGGATGGCCGAGCCAGTCCATATTCTTCCGTCATATGAATATGCGTGCGTATTCGTGCCTTGTCCAACCGCCACAAACATGCTGCCATTCCATCTTACAGCATATGCCGCTGTGCTGAATATTCCGAGTCCAAGACCGATCCAGTTGATGCCATCCGTCGAATAGGCCAACGTGTTTGTTCCTTGGCCGCAGGCCACGTATATTTGTCCATTGTATTCAATTCCATTGATCGCGGTCGTAAACAACCCAATGAGTGAGTTCGTCCAGGTCAGACCATCATCGATCGAATACATTGCATTCGCGTTCGTATTCGCATTTCCGGTTGTACACAATATGAGAGAGCTGTATGAATTCGCGATGGCGGTTCCCGATTGCCCAACAATATAATTGGAACTCATGTTTGAACATGCGGCTTTTCTACCCTGGTTTATATATATGGTCGTTCCTTGACCCGTCCAGTTGATTCCATCATATGAATACGCTATCGTATTTCCTGCTCCATTTCCAAACGCAATGTGTTTGCTTCCCGTCCATAGCACTGAATATGCGTTACCTGAAAATACACCCGTCGTCGTATTATTGACACCAGTCCATATAACACCATCATTTGATACTGCGATCGTGTTTGTTCCATAACCACATGCTATCCACATTCGTCCATTCCAAGTAACATTGTGTCCTGCCGTTGAAAAGATCGTTAATCCTAGACCCGTCCATGTAATACCGTCGTTCGAATATGCGACACTATTTCTGGCAACAGTTGCACCAGGATATCCCACTGCAACAAATCTCGACCCGTTCCATGCAACACCGTATACAACATTTGTCGTATCCCCAATCACGGTTCCGGCACTCGTCCAATCAATTCCATTGCTCGAATATACGATCTGTTTTCCTCCCCATCCGACCGCTACCCATCGTCCAAGACTTTGTGCCCATGCAACAGATACACCTCCAACGCTCAAATCAACCATTCCTCTTCCAGTCCAGTTAATACCATCCCTTGACCAGGCAATTGAATTCGTGCCAACTCCGACTGCCACAAAAATCGTGCCATTCCATTCAATTCCATAGCCATACGTTGTAAATATCGTCGTTCCTAATCCAATCCATGTAATTCCATCGTTTGAATACGCTATCGTATTGGGTGTTTGACCACCTACGGCAACCCATCGAACACCATTATATGCTACGCATAGGCCATAATTCGCGAAAATGGTGGTTCCTAATCCTGTCCATGTGACGCCGTCATCCAGCGAATAGGCTAGCGTATTTGTACCATCATTTCCTCCTCCACTTACAATCATGTTTCCCATGTTGGGACCGCATACGAATTCGTTTGTGGCGATCGGTTCGTTCGTAATCAATGTCGGTGTATTCGTCGTGACACCATTACTATATATAGCACGCCCACCGTTTACAGTAAAATAGAACACAGATTCACGCTGCACATTCCACTTTACTCCATTCGGATCCGTCGACCAAGCAACCTGACATGTAGCTGATGCTGTGTTATTTGTTATAATCCAGCGATCAATTGACCAATATATACTGTATGGACTCATACCGCCTGCATTCGTTGTTCCAAGCCCGGTCCATGTACTTCCATCAGTTGAGGTAGCAATATAATTCGTAGAGAGACCTCCGGCGATGAACATATTTACATTTGGACGTGTAGCCACACATGTTGCTACAGAAAATATCGTAGTTCCAAGCCCAGTCCACGTCGTTCCATTAGTCGACCATGCCAGTGAGTTTGTGCCTTGTCCAGCTGCTACATATTTCGTTCCATTATATACAATTCCGTATACAAGGGTTGAAAATATCGTTTTTCCTAATCCCGTCCATGTAGTCCCGTCCGTCGAATAGGCAAGTGTGTTTGTTGTTGCTTGACTTCCGGCAATGAATTTTGATCCGTCCCATGTTACACATAATCCACCGGACGCAACAGGATCAAATACTGTGGTCGTTATACCCACCCAAGTGATTCCATCCGTCGATGACGCAATCGAATAATTCCCTTGTCCAACAGCAATAATCTTCGTTCCATTCCAGGCTAATCCTCTCCCCGTCGTAAAAATCGTTGTTCCGATTCCCGTCCATGTCGTTCCATCCGATGAATAGGCGATCGAATTCGTTCCGCTTCCTACCGCTATCCAACGATTTATAGGGGATCCAGCATAAATGAGACCAAAACAGAACGAGGTAAGCACGGTTGCGCCCAGACCCGTCCATGAAACACCATTGTTCGTCGAATACAACAGTGTATTTTTGCCGGGAGTTCCTTCTGCCGCACCACCAATGACCAGCATCTGTCCACCCGTATTCGCCACATATCCATAGTTGATTCCCGCTGCCGCCGCCGGTTGCATAGCCGATTTCACCGTGAGTCCCTGCACTACATTGCTCGCAGTATTAGAAACATCCGTAATCCAATTCTTGCCGTTCATACTCGAACTGTTCGACACATATCCATTGATGGCGACGGCGGCATTCGAATAATCGCGCAACATGACTTTCGAATTATTGATTCCGAAATTCGCGATGTAGCCCGAGACATCCACCGTAGAGGCTTGTGGCGTTAAAGTGGCTGTAGAAACAGTGAGCAGTTGGTTGGCCGGATCCGTCGCCGTAACCGCCGTTCCTGCACTCACATCATAGGGTGCCGATTTCGTGACGAAATATCCGGGAACGCTTGCCGACAGGTCCAAATAAGCGATTTTGTTGGACGAAACGGGCACTCCCGTAAACGTGGTCGTGTTAGATGATGCGATCGGATTGATACTGGAAATGTCCAATGCGAGACCATTCGCTGATACAGTATTTCCCATAATTTTGGTTGGAACAGGAACGGAATTCGCGACCACGTGTTTGTCATACACCAATGTTGCGACTTCCGTCGCACTCAATGTACGATTATAGATGACGAATTGATTCACATATGAATCCAAATATACAGCGGCATTATATCGCTTACCGATGTAATTCAGTGAAAATGGTTTTGACGGATACAAGGCAGTCGTCGTATATGTTAACGCGCCATCTACGTATACTTTCCATGGGATCGAACCATTTGATGGATCAATTGTTAGACAATAATGATGCCAGTTTGTGTCCGGTGTATAAGATATAGACGAGCTAACAGTTTCTGTATTTAACTGTAATTGTGGTCCACTAAAATATAGCATGATCCCGTAAGTGACGGAACTACTCGCAAACTCAAATATGCACGGGTATGTTCCAGTCGCAGGAATCGTTTTTAATTTCATCCAACATGAAACTGTGATTCCTGCCGTGGTATATGTAAATGGAGGCAACTGTGCATACTGGCTGCTCGCCGCTACGAGAGACAGTGAACCAGCTAATAATTTCGTGGTTACCGTAGATATGTTTCCATTATTATATGACAGATCAATCGTATACGGACTCGTTCCAGTCGAACTCGCATAATTATAGACATCTCTATCAAACGAATAATAATATTTTATACCCGTGTAAGAGATCGGCAGAATACGGCGGGGCGAATTCACATTCGCCGCCATCGTTGCGACTTCACTCGCACTCAGCGTCCGTGTATATACTACACAATTGTTGTAATTGGCATTCGTATATCCGTCTGCAACAAAATTACTGTGTCCAAACATATTGATGTCTGACGATGAAGGGTGTGTTCCGTTGGCCGTCGATACAAGTTTTCCATCGATATATACTCTCCATGGAACCGAACCATTCGACGGATCCACGGTTACGCAATAATGATGCCAGTTTAAATCTGACAGAATATATCCAGTATCATTCCCCGGAAATCCGAGAACCATCAAACGACCATAATCGACATAGGCTAAGCCGATCTTTGAATTACTCACTGTGCCGAAATCCATCACACGAATCCAATTATATGGAACCGATACATTCATCTTCATCCAACAGGCCACAGTAACTCCATTTGTGCCGAAATTAATCGACGGGACTTTTATATATTCGTTCGAGATTCCTCTTACATTGGCACTTGATAATGTTAATTTCGTTGTTGGTGACCACGCCCAACCAAAATACGCCAAGTTATCTCGTGGATAACCTGTCGAATAATCATACACATCCCCATCCAGCGGATAATAAAACAACAAATTCGCGGTGCTAACGCCGAATGGCGTCGTCGATGCCGTCAAGAAATTGCTCGTCGTCGCCGTATTATTCGTCGTATACAATTTATTGTTGGACACATAGCCGGTGATCGTCTGTGCAACGGCGGCGTTCGTAAACGCAGTGGTATTCGACATGACCAATTTCGTCGTGGTCTTAAACGCGACCGAATTATTCGTTTTCGGAGTAATTCCGGTTCCCGTGACATAGTCACCGACGAGTGCGGACGATGACGATGCATCGTAAAGCTGCACTATATTCGTGTCAGACACATATCCTGAATAGGTATACGCCACCGGGGTCGGCGTCAGCGTTCCCGTGACCGTTATCAGATTATTCGTCGTATCTGTTGAACCGATGATCGATCCGTCCGAAATGCTGGTGTTTCCTCCCAAGAAATCGCCTGTGGCCCATGGTTCCGTCGTATTCGTATACGATATCGTGTTCGCATCCACAATGGTGCCTACAATCGTGTTTGTCGCCGCCGTATTCGTGATCGTATTTTTGGATTCAATCGTGGCGATCTTGCCACTCTGTCCTGTAACCCGTGTAGGTGGACTTGTACCGGTTCCTTCCACATAATAATCCGCAGTGAACGTGCCGTTCGTAACGATGCTGTTGCCATTCTTGATGTATCCCGTGATCGCCGTATTCGTGCTCGTGGTCAAATTCGTCGACGCGACATAATAACTGCTGTTCGATGCCGTATACGCCGTAACGAACGGATTATTCACTGTGGCCGTGGCGGTTCCCACAATGCCTTGTCCAACAGATATATTATTCGCACTGAAATCATAGCCGTAAATGCGCGTTGTCGATGGCGCATATCCGTCCAGTGTAGTGCTTAACAACGTATCATTCGTCATGATCGCGGTATTGAATGAAATGGTTTTCTTCGTCGGATCGACCGCTCGTGTGATGAATCCGGAGACATACCCCGTCGGCATATTGTTTGTCGTCGTCGTCCTCACATAATCGCCCACTAGCGGTGTTCCCGTCGCAGAATAATATGCATACGTGTTTCCATTATACGGAAATCCGACCACATTTGTGGCCGTCGTCGTCGTATTCACCAAATACCCGTCCGTAACAATGTTTCCTCCGATGAGTAGCGTCCCACCGACATTGACCGCCCCGTTCACATCCAACGGATATGCCGGCGCAGTCGTGCCGATTCCCACATATCCCGTCGGATCGACAGACACGACGGATCGTGTAACGGGCGTCCCATTATTTTTATCCGTGGCATAGAAATCCAGCGTATTTCCTCTACCCGAGATCGTCGCGGATTGGATATATACTCCATATCCCGCCGTATTGCGATAGTCCGACACCATGCAATAATTCAGCGGATTGGCGAATTCCGTCGTCGTCGTTCCATACGTTCCCTCATATCGCCAGAATGAGATTGTGGGTGCGAAATCGACCGCCACATAAAACGTGAGATAGCCCGTCGTGCCGTCGAAAAACCACGGATATGTGGGACTATTCGAAAACACTTCTGTCGAGCCATTGTACACGTGGACCTGATAACTCCCCGCAGGATCCTGATTCGCCGGAACGGCGCCCACCAGAATATTCGTGTTGGCAATCGTCGCACCACTCGTCGTGTCCGTTCCCGCATACCGAAACGACGACGTCGTCGCGCTCACGGCCACCGACGACAGTGCGACATCAGCATAATACACAATATATGGATATGCCGCATTGATAAACTGCATTCCTCCGCTCGCTAGTGGCGACGACGACACGAACCCCGAGGGTGCCGGCACTGGAATTGGCTGATTCATAATGGACGTCTGTTGGACACGGAATTGCGATGACCCCGGCGCTTCTGCCGCGGCAGAACTGCCCGGATTCGTCCACGGTGCACCCTGTATTTTTTTCAACAATAAATCATTCACTTGTGCCTGTGTAGGAAGTGACATCTCGTATTATATATACGCAATATATAATTCGAACAACCATGAACTCATCCTATGTGAACCATTGGATTATGACAATGCCGCAGTAACATATTTGAATCCGAAATCTTCATTCATTGGCACACCAATTCTAAAGTATATATAAATGTTGGATCCGCTCGCGACAGACAACGAATGTCCCAATATTCCATAGGCCGTAAACGACGACCCGCTCGCCGTGTTCGTCCTGCTCGTATCTTTTCCGCCCAAGACAGACGCCGTCGAATAATACGTCGTCGATCCGATCGGATTCGCCGTGCTGCAAACATTCGTCCAGCCCGAGTTGGCATAGCTTCCCGAAAACGTGCCATAATTATCGGCATCTTCTACGCGATAATAACACAGGAGCCCCGTTCCCGAGCCCACCGTCGGTGTCGTATCCGGATTCGCCACCGTCGCCGTCGTCTCATTCACCGTAAACTGAATATTGGTGTAAGACACCGCATTCGAATTGCATTTCCAGGCAAACGTTGCATACCGATATCCCGTCGCCGCGATGCCACTATAGTTCACCGTATTCGTCGCCGCAACAGATCTGTACATCGCCGTGTAATTCAAATATCCAACAGTGGTTGTTCCTTTGGACTGATACAGTCCATTGAATATCTGCAAGTCCGAGTTCGCCGTGAGATTCGCACCATTATTGTATGCCGTCGTAGCATAGACGGACGTGGGCGGTAATCCCAAGATACCGCCTCCATTACCCGCCGTCGATACGCGCCATCCGGCGGTCCCGTTCGTTCCGTTTCCGAGCGTCGACGCGCCGACCGCAGGATACTGCGAAGCATTCGCATACACCAGGTCATACGAGGGTTGGTCCAACACCATATTGATTGCGGCACTCGTTGCCGCCGCTGTGGCCGCCGCCACATTATACGCCGTCACCGTTATTGCGGCACTCGTGGCAAAAGAGCCATACGCGGCCTGTACATCCGACGCATTCGCGATCGTGACCGGATCCGCGAAATGGCCGTCCGTAACGCCGCTCGCGACATTGGACAGTCCCGTCTCCGTCTGCCCCGTAGAATAGGCCAGCAATCTCGTCGAATTGTAGAGCCAGTATCCGAGATGCGATGCCGTCGTCGTCACATTGTAACCCACCGTTCCATATACCACATAGACGCCGCATACTTGGGCGGACGTCATGGATCGTAGTGATGCGACGACCGACGAGACCGAGGGCGCGGCATTCGACGACGCATCATAATAATATGTGTATGACGAAGCGTTCGTCTGATTCACAGTGGTCCCGTCCGCCGCATATTGTCGGTGTGTGACCGTGACCACGGTTGGATCGCCGGAACTGACAAAGGCCCCGCTCTTTAATGCGATGGTATTGGCGGCTGTTAAATAATATCCGGCCAGCGGATTCGACGTGTTCGTGCTATAATAATCCGTAGGCGTATTCGTGCTAATATCGGCATTCGCCGAACTATATGCGGCAGGGTTACTCAACACGACTGTATATCCACCGTATTGCACGATGGCCTCTTCCACTGTCGTGCTACCACGCACAATGTCGAGTCCCACCGTGAGCAGTTTCGTCGAAACGGACCCGCGCGTCGCCACATAATGGATCGGCGCGCCAATGGAGGCCGATTTCCAGGGGAACCCGGGAGTAGAAACAAACACATTGTTTACGGTAGATCCTGAGCCCACTGTTTTCGCCGTATAATTCGTTGCCCCGCTAAAGGAGAGCGTGCCGAACGTCGTGGGTGCCGGCAGATACGTCGTCGTCAAACTGCCCGCTGTGGAAGCCAAACCATATGCCGTGTTCGTCGAATTGTTCTGTGCATACGCGACGACATTATACGACGTGTCTGGATGGAGGCCGGGCAGAGTGATCGTCGTCGATCCGAATACGGCGGCCGACGCATCGGCCACATATCCGTAATATCTAACAGATGATCCTGAGTTGACGGAATAGCGCACCATTTTATAATTCTGTATGACTGCCGAAGAAGAGGCCTGATTCAGATTGTCTGCCCATGTGGGCGCGGATGTGGTCGCGACCACTGAGACGCCCGATGCATCCGCCGTCTGACTGCCGAATGAGGGTGTTCCGGGTTCAGATGGTGCACCCGCGGCGACGAAGATGTTGTAATTCGCCGTGGCGACATTCGGCACATTGTAATTCGAATACCAGGCTTTGATGACATTCGCGCTATTATCGACCAAGGATGCGAACGCGGCCGTGTAATACACATATACATTTCGCGGACTGCTTTCTCCAGGGAAGGTTTTCGTCGTGAATCCGGTTCCTGTATTGATGTTCGTGAGAACGATGCCGGTAATATAATTCGGCGATTCGGTTTGTCCCGAATACCGGATCACATTGGATGTGCTGCTCGAAAGGATGACCTGATCCGAGCTCACCGTTCCACTGACCGATCCGGACCATGTGGCCTGAAATGCACTGATCAGAGGTAAATACAGATTCAACATGCCGATGATGGCCTGTTGCGGATACGTCCAACTGATATAGATGTAGGACGAGGTTGGTGCATAGCTCGTATTCAGCGTGAGAGCTGGCGGACTCGAAATCATGTTGTTCATGGTCCACACGGTGGATGTAGACAGAGTGTTTCCGGCGATTGACACGGTATTTCCAACAGATAAATTGTTTGTTACCGCGACGTTTCCGCTTACGTCGAGCGCATCCGTCGGCTGCATACCGATCCCGACGTGGGCCGTAGTGGACATATTGGTTCCGGAAATGTCCCACAGACTCATTCCTGTGGGTCCAGTTGCGCCTTCGGAGCCATCCCTTCCGGTTGCGCCTGTTGCGCCTTCCTGTCCGGTTTCTCCTGTAGGGCCCGTGGGACCAGTTGCACCGGTTTCTCCTGTTGCGCCTGTTGGACCAGTTTCGCCTTCCCGTCCGGGTGCACCAGTTTCTCCTGTTGCGCCGGTTGGGCCAGTTGGACCAGTTTCTCCCGTTGGGCCAGTTTCGCCAGTTGGGCCTGTGGGACCCGTTTCTCCCGTTGGGCCGGTTTCGCCCGTTGGGCCTGTAGGACCAGTTTCTCCCGTTGGGCCTGTAGGACCAGTTTCACCAGTTTCTCCTGTTGGACCGGTCTCGCCTGTAGGACCGGTCTCGCCAGTTGGGCCCGTTTCTCCTGTTGGACCGGTAGAGCCCGTTGGGCCCGTTTCTCCTGTTGGACCGGTAGAGCCCGTTGGGCCCGTTTCTCCGGTGGCACCCGTAGATCCCGTAACACCTGTATGACCTTGCGGGCCCTGGGGGCCCGTTGGACTATTCGATATCATTGTCGAATGAATATGCGACATCGTGTTATCACGGAAACACATAGTGACCGCATGTCCATTCGTCGATCCCGTGCAAACAACATATGTGTCGAACCGTATCATATGATTTAGATCTGGCATGATATACGTATCCACATATACCATCTGTGCAAACACTTCCGGCGATGCTGTAGCCGTATTGACGTCGATCCAATTGTTACTACCATCATACAGCGTATGCACAATGTCATAATTCGAATCCACTACGTAAATCACGAAATATGCAAAACATGCCGTTCCTAACTGATTCGTATAGAAAAACGGATTGATATCCCACATTCCAGCATAGATCATCTTATACGTGAAAATGCCGGGCGCAGTAACGAACGATGCCAACAAGTGTGGTAAATTATCACTGTTTGACGTGGATGTATAGGTTACCGTCGTTCTGGCCGTTTCGATGGGTGTAATAAGAATCGAATGTTCTGGTGCAGCTGCGAGTGTGGATAATTGGTATGATGCGGAAGCGGCAACGTCGAGATACAGAACGAGTCCTGACGAAACACCATTCGGTCCTTGTGGTCCAGTCGCGCCTTCCTGTCCGCGAGCACCCGTATAACCAGTAGATCCGGTTTGTCCCGTTGGACCGGTTGCGCCTTGAGAACCAGTAACCCCTGTATAACCAGTGAATCCTTGTGCTCCAGTAGCACCAGTATGGCCAGTAGAACCTGTTACGCCAGTATGACCGGTGGCGCCCGTTTGGCCAGTGGGTCCTGTATGACCGGTTGCGCCCGTTGCGCCAGTGGGTCCTGTTTCGCCCGTTGGTCCCGTCTCGCCCGTTGGTCCCGTCTCGCCCGTTGGTCCCGTCTCGCCCGTTGGACCAGTTAATCCCGTTGCACCGGTGGCGCCTGTTTCGCCTTCCCGTCCGGGTGCGCCCGTTAATCCAGTTGGACCCGTTGCACCCGTTTCGCCCGTTAATCCAGTTGCACCGGTGGCGCCCGTTTCTCCTGTTGCACCGGTGGCGCCCGTTGCGCCCGTTAGACCAGTGGCGCCCGTTTGGCCAGTGGGTCCAGTTTCGCCCGTGGGTCCGTCAATGCCATCCAGATTAACAACGAGATCATACGTTGCAGATGCGCCGAACCCTTGCATATTCACGATTCTGTCCAACACTAATGTTCCTGAGGATCCTCCAATGTAACTCTGGACGCGGGCCTCGAACGATCGGTCTAACGGTGCCGCCACATCGGCCACGATCACCGAATTTCCCGGACGATACGCCAAATCTGGATCCACGGTTAACGTGACCGTAGTAATGTCGTTCGATATGGTGACGTTTTGAGCAGCCGTCAAATATTTATCTCCCGGAATGCCGGTTGGACCCGTCTGGCCTGTTTGTCCAGTTGGACCCGTCTGGCCTGTAGGACCATCAATACCGTCCAAATTGATCACTAGATTATACATGGCCGATGCACCGAATCCCGACATGTTTGTGATTCCGTCGATTACCAATGTTCCTACAGATCCGATCGGTCCAGGTGTATAACTCTGGACACGCGCCTCGAACGATCGGATCAACGGGAACGCCGCGTCCGAAACATGCACCGAATTTCCCGGTCGATAGGCCAGATCTGGATCCACTTGTAACGTGATCGTAGTCATACTGTCAGACACGACGATTCCTTGGGCCGATGTCAAATATTTGTCACCCGGAGCGCCAGTGTGGCCCGTGGGGCCCGTTTCTCCCGTGGGACCTGTAGGGCCCGTTGCACCGGTTTCGCCTGTAGGGCCTGTAGGGCCAGTTTCGCCAGTGGGGCCAGTGGGGCCTGTTTCGCCCGTAGGGCCTGTTTCGCCAGTGGGGCCCGTGGGGCCCGTTTCGCCAGTTGCACCAGTTTCGCCTGTTTCGCCCGTTTCGCCAGTTGGACCCGTTTCGCCCGTTGCACCAGTTTCGCCTGTAGGGCCAGTTTCGCCGGTTTCGCCTGTAGGGCCTGTAGGGCCAGTTGCACCAGTTTCGCCTGTAGGGCCAGTTTCGCCAGTTTCGCCAGTTTCGCCTGTAGGACCAGTTTCGCCAGTTTCGCCTGTAGGACCAGTTTCGCCAGTTGGACCAGTTGCGCCAGTTTCGCCTGTAGGACCAGTTTCACCTGTAGGGCCTGTAGGGCCAGTTGCACCAGTTTCGCCAGTTTCGCCAGTTGCGCCAGTTTCGCCAGTTGGACCAGTTGCGCCAGTTTCGCCAGTTGCACCAGTTTCGCCAGTTGGACCAGTTGCACCAGTTGGACCTGTTTCGCCAGTTGGACCAGTTTCGCCTGTTTCGCCTTCCCGTCCGGGTGCGCCTGTAGGGCCAGTTGCACCAGTTTCGCCCGTTGCACCAGTAGGACCAGTTTCGCCTGTAGGGCCTGTAGGGCCAGTTGCACCCGTTGCACCAGTTTCGCCGGTTTCGCCCGTTGCACCTGTTTCGCCCGTTGAACCAGTTGCGCCTGTTGCGCCTGTTTCGCCTGTTTCGCCCGTTGGACCACTTGCACCAGTTTCACCTGTTGGCCCAGTATCGCCCAACCCAGTAGCTCCAGTTGATCCAGTTGATCCAGTTGCGCCTTTGGTGCCAGTTGCACCAGTATTACCCGTAAAACCTTGCGCACCGGTCGGACCCGTTGATCCAGTTGCACCTGTAGTGCCCGTTGCGCCGGTTTCGCCCGTTGATCCAGTTGCACCAGTTTCGCCTGTGGGGCCTGTTATACCTGTGGCACCAGTTGCACCAGTTTCGCCCGTAGTGCCTGTGGGGCCTGTTATACCTGTGGCACCAGTTGCACCAGTTTCGCCTGTTGGACCAGTCATTCCTGTTGGTCCGGTCATTCCTGTTGGTCCGGTCTCACCTGTTGCGCCAGTAGCACCTGTTGCGCCCGTTGGTCCGGTCTCACCCGTTGGTCCAGTGGCACCTGTTGCACCCGTTGGACCATCAATTCCATCCAAATTAATCACAAGATCATACGTGTCCTCTTCACCGAATCCGGTCATATTCACAATTCTGTCGAGTATCAGCGTTCCTGAGGACCCGGAGGGTCCTCCAACGTAACTCTGAACACGCGCCTCAAACGAACGTTCCAATGGAGCCGCCACATCGGCCACGATCACCGAATTTCCCGGTCGATAGGCCAAATCCGGATCCACGGTTAACGTAATCGTCGTAATACTGTCAGACACCATATTATTTGATGCTGTCGTCAAATATTTATCACCCGGTAAGCCAGTAGGGCCCGTCTCGCCTGTGGGGCCCGTCTCGCCTGTGGGGCCCGTCTGACCGGTTTCTCCTGTTGGACCCGTCTCGCCTGTAGGGCCCGTTGGTCCCGTCTCGCCGGTGGGGCCCGTTGGTCCCGTTTCACCCGTCTCTCCTGTTGGGCCTGTAGAGCCCGTAGGTCCTGTTGGACCCGTTTCGCCTGTTTGGCCCGTAGGGCCTGTAGAGCCCGTAGGTCCTGTAGGTCCCGTTTCGCCCGTCTCTCCCGTAGGACCTGTAGAGCCCGTAGGTCCCGTTTCGCCCGTCTCGCCTGTAGGGCCCGTAGGTCCCGTCTCTCCCGTAGGACCAGTAGCCCCGGTGGCACCCGTTGGTCCGGTTTGGCCTGTAGGTCCATCAATGCCGTCCAAGTTGATAATCAGATCATACGTGTCCGATAAACCAAATCCCGACATGTTCACGATGTTGTCCAACACAAGTGTTCCTATCGGATACGTCGCCGAATAACTCTGGACGCGCGCCTCAAACCACCGTTCTAGCGGCGCCACTGAATCGGCCACGTGCACGGAATTCCCCGGCCGATAAGCCAAATCCGGATCCACCGGTAGAGTAATCGTCGTAATGTCACTCGACACAGTGATACCTTGAGCGGCCGTCAAATATTTATCACCTGGGGCGCCCGTGGCGCCCGTGTCTCCCGTTGGTCCGGTTTCTCCAGTAAATCCTTGCGCGCCCGTGGCACCTGTCGACCCCACCGTAACCGGCGCATTTCCGCCAATCACCTCTATATTCACTGTCGGCATGACGAACCCGCCGATCGAATATAGCGCCGATGCGGAGAGAACGCGCAAACTCACTACCACGTCTTCCGTAGTAGAATAGACATAGTCGCATGCCCCCATCTGAAATGCCACATTCGCCGCCGTATTAAATGTCGTATATGTGTTTGTCTGCCCAATGAAGATTCCGTATGTCTGATTATACCACCCCAAAACGAGAGAACCATTGTCCGCCGTGAAACTGCAGTATCCCGGCGATCCAGTCAATCGATACGTCCGTCCGGCGACGAGCCTATATTGACCATATTCTGCCATTCCAATGCCAATATCCGTGCCATACATTATCTGCGTTTCAGAAAAAATCACGTCGTCGCCCACATTCGGGCTCTGTGGCATCGGTTCGACACCGCGATAAAAACACGCCACGACACCCACACCAGTATGTCCCTGCGCACCAGTCGTTCCTGTAAACCCTTGAGCGCCAGTGCAACCAGTGGGTCCCGTAGGACCCGTGTCTCCGGATGCACCCGTTAGACCAGTAAACCCTTGTGCACCCGTGTCACCTGTAGGACCCGTGTCACCGGTAGGACCCGTCGCGCCCGTCTCGCCGGTAAATCCTTGTGCACCCGTATAGCCCGTTGATCCAGTGGCACCTGTCGGACCCGTCGCTCCCGTTATACCAGTGAAACCTTGTGCACCCGTTGGACCGTCAATTCCATCCAAGTTCACTACTAAATCATATGTGTCAGACACAATAAACCCGATGATATTTACGATTTGATCGAACGTTATCTCGCCCGTCATATTGTCGTAGGCAGAAATGCGCGCCTCAAACGAACGTTCGAGAGGGCTCGCCGAGTCCGTTACCTTCACCGAGTTTCCAGGAACATACGCCAGTTCCGGTTTCACCGTCGCGGAAAACATCTGTGTCATTCGCAATGCATCGACGTCGACATACTGTGTAGCGGTCGCCAGATACTTGTCACCCGGCAATCCGGTAAAACCTTGTGCACCCGTGCAACCCGTCTCACCTGTTGGTCCTGTCATTCCAGTAGGTCCCGTCTCGCCTGTGGGTCCCGTCTCTCCTGTGGGTCCGGTTGCGCCTGTGGGTCCCGTCTCGCCTGTGGGTCCCGTCTCGCCTGTGGGTCCAGTGGCACCCGTAGGTCCAGTGGCACCCGTAGGTCCAGTAGCACCCGTAGGTCCAGTGGCACCCGTAGGTCCAGTATTATGTATGAGATCATATTCGGGTCCAACAAATCGACCGTCCTCGACTCGTTGAACCATAATACCACTTAAATCCGCCGAAAATCGCCAATCGCCCAATTGAAAATTCCCCACAGATAAGCCGCCATCTTGTGCGGTGATTTGTGTGCTTTCTTTGCGATTGTCAACAGTAAATATCGTGCGTTGACTCATATACAATAAACCGGAGAAAAAAACGTATGAATTGCACACACCATGTACAATTCATAATACTCACAATTCATTTAGTAAACAATATAACCAGCATACACAGGATCCGTCTTTACTGGCATGCTACCGGCCGTCTGACATGTAATGATAAAACTCGTTTCGTTCCTCTGTGTTACCGTCGTAGTCAAGTTCGAAGACGCCGTCAATATACCCGCATATCCATCATACGTCTGCAATATTGTTACGACGAAATGCCCTGGACCGACCCGTTCTACAACGCTGTTTCGTATCGATGGGATTTGCACCGTTCCACTGTCGCAATAAAACCGGCCATATGCACACGGTGTGATTGCCGGACAAGGATTTCCCACAATATACGTCGTCGAGAGCGTGGTGCATCCTTGGATGGTGGCGCCTGCCGCCATCGTAGCCGGACCCGCGATCGCAACTCCTCCGGATATTACCGTATTGCCCCCAACGGTCATGTCTGACATGAGTTCTGTTGCACCACTCACCATAGTCGTTCCGTTCAACTGGATCAATTCATTCCCCGTTCCAATGACTACCTGATTCGACGCCGTAATCGTGGCGCCGCATCCGATCGCCGTCGAATTCGAATAGTTTCCTCCTTCGACATCCGTATTCGCACCCAAATACGTATTGTTGGACCCATACAAATCGGATTCACCGGCATTCGCTCCAATGGCCGTATTATAGCTGCCTTTGTGATTTTTATGCATCGTCTTGAATCCAACACCCGTATTATAGCCATTTCCGGTGATTCTGAGCGCGCGATATCCGACAGAAACTGTGCCCGTCGAATAGCATGTGTTCGTTTCCAGTCCGATGGTCGTGTTATATGCGCCCCTGTCTGATTGTCCTACACATATATTATTCGTATTGCTGAAAAGGATACTCCCAGAAATCTGCATCGATCCCGTATAGCCGACCTTGCCATTTCCGTCGTCTTCCCATACCGTGGGACCCTGCGGACCTTGTGGGCCTTGTGGGCCGAATGGCCCGCGCTTACCCTGTGGGCCCATTACGCCTTCGGCGCCGGTAGGCCCCGTATTTCCTTGGCCTTGTGCTCCGGTTGGGCCCTCCTTTCCGGTCGGACCCGGTGTTCCGATCGGACCCGGTGTTCCGGTTGGGCCCGTTCCCACCTGTCCTGTGGGTCCCTCCCTTCCAGTCGGGCCTTGTGTTCCGAACGCGCCCTGTGCGCCTGTGGCTCCGGGAGCACCGGTTGGGCCCGTTCCAAGTGGTCCCGTCTGGCCTTCCCTTCCGGGCGCACCCTGTGCGCCCATAGAGCCATCCCTTCCAGGAGCACCGGTTGGCCCCGTTCCAATTGGTCCCGTGCTGCCCTGTGGTCCAGTAACACCCTGTGATCCTTGTATACCTTCCATTCCGGTAGGCCCCGTTCCGATGGGTCCCGTGGGTCCCGTCGTGCCCAACGTGATCGGCGCGTTTCCGCCGATGATTTCCGCGTCGAACCATGGGCACACGATGCCGCCGATCGTCTTGACAGAAACCGCCGATACGACAGATAGTCCTACAATCGTATCTATTTCCGGTGTGAATATGGCGTCGCACGCCCCCATTGGAAGTGATATGTTTGACCCCGTGCTGAACGCCGTATACGTGTTTGGCGAACCGATGGGTGTGCCTCTTGTTAGATCGAACCACGACATCACCAAGCCGCCATTGGGAGAAGTAAATACACAGAATCCCGGGCTGCCGGTTAAACGATACGTGCGATTCGCCGCCAAATGGATCCCCATGCTGTCCAACACTATATCTTCGCCAAAGGCCGTATCTATCGCGTCGAACTCGACGCACGCTCCCGCGACGACCGCCTGCGGTCCCGTCTTGTGTGCCTTGAAATATCCCGCCATCACGCCGATGCCTTGATGGCCTTGGGCGCCTTGATTGCCTTGGGCGCCTTGATGGCCCTGATCTCCCTGTGCACCGTCGACGCCTTTCGGACCTTGTGCCCCCTGTATTCCGCGATGTCCTTGTGCGCCCTGTGCTCCATCTATCCCTGGAGATCCTTGTTCGCCCGTCTGTCCCTTGTATCCGCGCGCACCCGTCGGTCCCGGATCGCCCTTCGGACCTTGTGCTCCGTCTATTCCATTGGAACCGGTAGGGCCCTCCCGACCTGGAGCCCCTTCGATACCTTGCGGTCCGGGAGCGCCATCCTTTCCTGGAGCACCCTCGCCTTGATGGCCTTGTGCGCCCTGCGCGCCCGTATATCCGCGAATACCCGTCGATCCGCGATATCCGCGCTCTCCCTCCCGTCCGGGAGGACCCTGTATACCTTGAGGTCCCTGTGTGCCCTGTTCACCCTGTGAACCGTTGATGCCTTGCGGTCCCTGCACCCCTTGATGACCTTGAGCACCCTGTTGTCCCTGCGGGCCGTCGACGCCGTCTAAATTCACGGTCACACTATAATTTTTCGCAACGGCGAATCCCATCACGCTGTCGATCTTGTCCAACATCATATATCCCGACATGGCGTCATAAAAATTAACCCGTCCGCGGAATCGGCTAGTGAGCGGATTCGCCACATCGCACACCACGACGGAATTCCCCGACAAATATGCGAGACCGGCACCCACACTCAACATGAGTGTCGGATTTCCCACTAAATATGCCGCTGCAATGTTGATTCCGCTCGCCGCAGTGGCATACTTGTCTCCCGGCGATCCCATGAGTCCGGGCAATCCTTGTGCGCCCTGGATCCCTTTCTGACCTTGCGGTCCCGGTTGTCCTGCGGGACCCGCCGGACCCGGCGAACCCGTCGGACCCGTCTCGCCTTGTTCGCCTTGCGGTCCCGGTTCGCCCGGCGGTCCTTCGTCGCCCTGTTTTCCGGGTAATCCCTGAGCACCTTGCACGCCTTGAACACCGATAGATCCCGTCGGGCCCACGGGGCCAGTAGGTCCCGTCGACTGAAACAATCTATATTGTTCGAGTTTTCCATTGGTTTTCTCTGGCTTATCCGTGGTCCGTTCTGCTATGAGTCCCGCATTGTCTGACAACAGCTGCCATTCGCCGATTTGTACATTCGATGCCGATCGACCCTGTTCATGAATATAAAAATGCGCCTTGTCAGAATCCGTCGCCACATTCAATGTTTTCCGTTGCATATTATACTCTACAGAGAAATCATTCGCCGATCATCGAACACGCCCCGCGAACCCGTTATTGTCCAACAGAATATTTCGCACGATATATCGTGCGGGGGGTCCCTCCGGGAGGGCCCCCTCTGGGGACCCCCCCCACCCCATCCCTTCGTATGATTTTGACCCCCCCAAAACGGCGAAATTCATTTTGGCCAAAGTGAATTTTTCACTTTTCGGGGGGTCCATTTTCCGACCCGATCACCGAGACCCGCCAAACCAGTTCTCGAGCAAATCCCGGCAATTTTGCTATTTTTTGGAAAAGTTATTTTGAAAATCTATTTTGTTTGATACTTTTTTTTTCAACGAAAAAATCTTTTCAAAAAACCCGAAAAATTTTGGAAGGGATCTGTTTTTCATTCCGATTTCAAGAGATTGTGCGCGGCGGCCAGATCATCTTCCGTCAGGTGTTTTTGCCATCGCAGCACATCCTCGTCACAAATGTAGCTTTCTTCTGCAGTGCAGAATCGTTTGTTCAACACATATTTTACACACAGATATGCAGGCGTTGCGTCCGTAATAATAGTTTGAAATCGAAGTTCAGGATATTTTTCTCCAAAACTTCCAGGGAATATTGTTGTTTGTACAAATTGCGCTATTTTCTCTCAATCGTTCATGGATCGATTTTCGAAATCATACAATCGAAATTATTGTATGATTGATATGGTGTACATGATATGGTGTTAGATCGGCACTATTTTGTACCCCACTTTGCCATCCTTCTTTTGCTCTTTCAAATGTCCGACCAACACTAATTCTCCCGTTCCATTTGCGGCCTCTTCGTAACTCTCCATCGTAAACACCTCTTTCGTTTTCTTGTTCACTGCATACGAGATCCCCGTCTCCGCATCCGTCAATTTGACCGCCTTCCATCGAACTTCGACATCGCGAATATCCTTGTCTTTCTCCAAATTCGGGAAAGTGTTGAATTCGTTCGTAGAAATACGCCGGCCTTTTCCATAACACACGATATTCTCCGAATTGGGTCCGCCATGATACAGCGTGCAATCGATCGCCGTCTGTTTGATCGCCATCAGAATCTGTGTATTGATTTTCCGTTTTACTTCCGCAATCTCATACAGGGATTCGTCCGTCGTAATGACCGACTTTCCGTCGACACGCGACACGTCCTTGATACGCAGCTCAATGTTTTTCTCGCTCGTTTTCTGTTCTTTTGTCAGTGTTGCCATGTACATGAATACCTTCACATTTCGCAGAGATGGTTCCAGCTTTTCGTGACTGCAAATACGGCGGGCGCGGCCAATCACCTGATCCGTTCGGACACTGTTCCAATAGGGTTCCACAATGTGGACGAATCGCGTGTTCTGTAAACTGATACCTTCGGCTCCGGAAGAAGTGATCATGAAGACCTTGATGATTTCGCCCATGTAGTTGTTGTCGTGGATCTTCGACAACTTTTGCGCCAACACGGGAGAAATCGAATTCCATGAACTGTTGTAAATATTTCGGATCAGTTCTTTTTCATCGGCCGTTTCTGTGCCGGTATAAAGGACGAACCGCGGTTTCTTGTAATCGGCTTCGTCAATGTCGAACGTCCATTCGCCGCGATCATGTCTCAACTTGAACTCGGCGAATCCATTGGCTTCCAAAATGAGTTTGAGAATTCCGATTCCTTCCAACGTTCGAAATTGACTGTAAATCAAATGGAGGCCCTTGTTCTCGGGGTCAGACACATTGTCTAGCAATTTGGCGAATTTGGGACTGTAATTCGGCAATTCGTCTTTTGTCAAGAACTCTTTTTCGCGGGGATTCTTCGGATCATATTTGAGATTGTCCAACACACGATTTAGTCGTTCTTGGTATTTGATCATTTCGTCGTCGTCGACGGCGTCCTCGTCCTCATCTGCGTCGTCGTCCACGATCTTGGATTTGACCTGGACATCCGTGGGCTCGTCGTCGCCGATATAGTCGTCTTTCGTCTTTCGCATTTCTTTGGTAAGGCCGTTCAGATCGTCCTCGGAAATCTTGGTTTTTTTGTCGGGCATTGGGCGCGGGAATTCGGCGGGGAAGGCGAAATTGCATGCCGATCGCGAGAAAATACGGTAGCTGGAAGAGATGGAGAGGTCGACGATGCCGGCGGCTTCCTTTTTCTTCCGGTTCTTCTTGACTTCTTTGTCGCGGTCGCGCTCGTCTTTGCGGATTCGCTGGTAGATGTCGAATTGGTATGCGCTCATTTCGGACTTGACGATCTCGATATCTAAGCCGTCTTTTTTCACGAATGCGGGCATGAGCTGTTCTTGTTCGCTGCGATAATAGGATGTGAGACCGAGAATGCGACGCTGCAATACGTCGGAATGGATGACTTCGCCGGTCGTCGGACTGACGAACATTTCCATGAATTGTTTGGAATCGTCGGGCAGACATTTGAAATGTTCGATGGTGGGTTTTTCGCATTTGATGCCGTTCTTTTTCAGGACTTGCAATACAGCGGTTTCGAAATCCGCGTCACTGACGTTGCCGTTTTCGTCCAACATGACGCCTCGATAGTCCTCTGCGAGGCCTCCCCCATGAATCGACCCGCCGTAGGCGGCCCCTAA